TAAAGATTCTATGGCCTGCTTCCTTCATCTATTAGAAGAAGGAGTAGACAGAGAGAAGATTGAACTATGGCATCATGATATAGATGGCGACGGCGAGACCTTTATGGACTGGGAATGTACACCAGATTACTGCAGGAAATTTGCAGAGGCATTCCAGGTACCGATCTACTTCTCCTATAAGGAGGGTGGATTCTTACGGGAGATGCTCCGAGAAGATGAGAAGACAGCTCCTATGCATTGGGAGACACCTACAGGTAAAGACTCCAAGGGTGGAACGCGAGGTAAGAAATCTACCAGACGCAAGTTCCCACAGATCTCACCAAACTTATCAGTAAGATGGTGTTCTTCATACTTGAAGATCGACGTAGGAGCAACTGCCTTGCGAAATCAGAAACGCTTTGACAACATCAGAACCCTGACATTATCAGGTGAGAGAGGTGAGGAAAGTAAAGCTCGAGCGGGTTCTGCTATCTTAGAACCAGACAAAGCAGCCAGTAGTACACGTCACGTAGAAAGGTGGCGTCCTATCCGTGACTGGACAGAAGAACAGGTCTGGACAATCATTAAAAAATACAAGATCAAAGTACATCCAGCATATTACATGGGATGGGGCAGAGTGTCCTGTAAGTTTTGTATCTTTGGTAACAAGAATCAATTCGCTAGCGCATACTCAATCAGCCCTGAGATAGGGGAGAGAATGATTGAGCTGGAGAATGACTTTGGATACACCATGAAACGCGCAGAGGATCTACGGACGCTAATTAAATCAGGTCAACCTTATCCCTCTATTACGCAGTTCTGGATGTTTGTATCAACCTCTAAGATTTATAAACTTAGCATATTTACTAACCATTGGACAATACCAGCAGGCGCTTATGGTGACAGCTGTGGACCAACCTAATTATTATGACAGATCATAAACACGACATACTAGCCGTACGCCTTAAGAAGGAGGATGGTAAGATGATTCACATCAGTAAAGGCCACGAGGCTATCTATGATGAGTTCATTAAGAACCTGGCAGAAGGACAAGAAGTGGAATACTTCTTCCAGGCAATGAAAGACGATGGAACCAACCTACAGCTGGCGAAGATACATCCGTGTATCAGAGAGCTAGCCAACGATAGCGGCGCCACCTTTGCTGAGATGAAGAAGAACATTAAACGGGAGACTGGGTTGTGTTGGACCAATAATAGAGGAGCAGAATACTGCGCGTCCTTTGGTGATTTATCTAAGGAGGATCTCGGACTGGTCATACAGACCATTATCCAGATAGGAGACTTTGTAGGAATTAACTTTAGGGGGAAGTTTCCGGAGTATCAGAATCAGACTCAGCAAGATCAATCTCCACCTCTTCAGTTATGATAAGATCTTGTTCTTTAGCCTGAGTCTCAAGCTCGTGTACTAAAGAAAGCAGTGTTATTAGATGGTACTCATAATTAGTACGAGGATTTCCTTCTTTAAGAAACTCCATTACATCTTTTAATTCAGCACCAGGAAAATGTTCTGCACCATATTCAAGGAGAAGTTGTGAAATTCTAAAGAAGAATCCGGCGCTTACTTCTATTTTAATAATGGCGTCTTTTCTAACACCAGTAACTTCATGCTTAATCATGAGACAAACTTACTAAATTTATTTAATATGAGCGTAGATCTTAAAGATTACCAAAAACAAATGTATGAAAAGCTTAAGCCTTCAGGTTGGGCTGAAGTACTAAAGACATTCATCATGGGTGATGAATTTCTTGACATTCTTAAAACCTTATGGGACGAGAGTCAAAATGGAGAACGATTTACACCAGGACTTAAGCAGGTACTACGTGCGTTTGAAGAGTGCCCTTATGACCAGTTAAAGGTTATAATATTAGGACAGGATCCGTATCCCCAAGCTGGAGTAGCTGATGGGATAGCATTTTCCTGCAGTAATACAAAGAAACCACAGCCTTCACTTAAATACATCTTCAAGGAAATAGAAGAAACCGTATATAAGGCAGAATATGAAAAAGATCCAGACCTTAAACGGTGGAGTAACCAAGGAGTATTAATGCTTAATATAGCATTCACAACACATGTTGGTACACCCGGCATGCATTACAAGTTATGGGCACCATTCTTAGCACATGTACTTGATCAACTAGCATTCAAACATATGGGATTAATCTATGTGTTCATGGGAGCTAAGGCAAGAGACTGGGCTAAATCAGTATCCCAAAGCAATTATAAATTTATTACAACAGATCCTGCATCAGCTGCTCATAACAACAAGGAGAGCTGGGATAGTGGTAATGTATTCAACCAGGTAAATGTTGTTCTTAAGCAACAGCACGATTGTGAAATTACTTGGTGATGCTTGAACCTGACGATGTAGGTATTCATAAGACATTAGGTCAATGTCTTGTTCTTGAAGTAAATAGTTCTGATATAAAGATAAGACTGATATCTCAGAGTGGAGCCTTCGATACACATGTTGTAAAACGACAGGACGTAATACGAATAGGATCCGTAACAACAGAAAATATTATGAGCAAAAATAAATTGAAACAAAGAGCCGACGAGTTAGTAGATAAAAATATCGTAGGTGAAGACGAGGGGAAGACCCTTAAGGCTATGATTGATTCTCCGGATGATGAAAACTTTGACTTAGCTCATGAACTCATTAGTCTGAAGATAGAAGAAAAGTTAATAGAACCTCTTAATGACGGACAGACAGCAGCTTTCATATCGATTGCTAGTTTCTTTAGAGATCGTGAAGAAGATGCATTAGTACTCAAAGGCTATGCAGGGACAGGTAAGACGTTCCTAGTGAATAAGATAATAGAATACATCACTGTACGATTTCCTCACCGTAGAATAGCTATAACAGCTCCTACCAATAAGGCAGTCCAGGTGCTTATGCAGAGTGGATTGTTTATTCCTAACTCAACTGACAACAGTGTATTCAATGATTTATTCGACAGTAGTCAAAAAGTATCTTACAATACTATTCACAAACTCTTAGGACTTACTGAGAGTATAGACGGGAGTGGTAATCAGACATTCAAGGCTAAGAAGAAGGATAAGAATGAGCTACGTAACTACAAGTACCTTATCGTTGATGAGGTATCTATGTTAGACGATACCCTCTGTACTGAAATCATGAAACATTCTAAGAATGTAAACATCATATTCATGGGTGATCCTGCACAGATCCCGCCGATAAACAGAGTCGACTGTATTCCATTCAAAGAAGACGACGAGTATAAGTTTAAACGAGTGATGTTAGATGAGATCATGAGACAGAAGAAAGGTAATCCAATAGTGGAAACCTCATTCATACTCAGGGAGAATCTGACAACAACGCAACCTATTCGCAACATCAAGACTAAGCTTACTGATGAAGGACATGGAGTATTCCATATTGACTCAGATAAGACTAGACATCTCGTACGTGAAATGCTTAAGGAGTACTTTGTAACAGATGAGTTTAAAGCTGATGCAAACTATGCTAAAGTTTTAGCCTGGAGGAATGCTACTGTAAATTACATGAACGGCGTGATCCGTGAAATGTTATACGGAAAAGATATAGACCCTTGGATGGTTGGAGAGAAGCTAGTATGTAACAAGGCTGTCTTCGAACTAGGACGGAATAAGTTTGGCAGCGCCTGGGTAATACAATTTACGACATCTCAAGAACTTGAGATCGCTGATGTGAATATAGTAAAACATAAATACCATGAAGGCGGTTACTCTATGAATGCTGCTGTATACCAATGTAAAGTAAAATGTATAGATCCAGAGAACGGTGTTGTATATCAGGACGTAATCAGAATTATGCATGAGGATTCTATGGAAAGATGGCAGGAGTTGCTAACAGAATCTAAGAAGCAAGCACTTGCTATGAGAGAATCTAGGCTATGGGTAAAACATTACAACATCCAGAAGTGGTCTGCAAACGTGGGGTATAATTACGCCATTACATGTCACAAGTCGCAAGGCTCGACATATAAAAACGTTCTCCTAATCGAGGAGGATGTAGATAGAAACAAACGAACCGTAGAGAGAAACAGGATTAAGTACACAGCATACACACGTCCAACCGATAAGCTCTACATATTACGTAAGAACTATGAGTAAGGACGTAACAACCTTAAGTGCCCTCCATTTGGGTATGGGATTTGCCATAAATCAGGCTCTAACTATTATACAAAATAGAGCCCTAACTCTCATGGCAGAAAAGGGTATAGACAAGGAGGACATCCGTATCTGGATGTCCCCTGCTATAATGAGTGCTGTGAAAAGCGAATTCCCCGTTAAGAATATAAAACTACCACTAAAGGATTTAAGTGGTATCAAGATACTATACGGCTATGAGCCCAACACACTCGTAGTGTCTCACATCCAAGCGGAACTATTCGACCATGAACCCACCACCGTGGTAGTCAAGATTCTCTAGTATGGAGAGGTTGTTACTATCATATATACAAATCAACACAACGCTTATGAAAACTAAAATAACAATAACTATTGATCAGATATCTTCGCTTCTCGATGACAAATACTATCTCTATTATGTAGACAGAGGCGATAGTCTTGATAATAGTCTGAAGGAACTCCAGGAGGAAATCCAGGATCCTGAATCATGTACTTTATGGGAAACTGCATTTGAGCATTGGTGGGCAGATCTCGACCATGCTGAGTCAGAACTGATCAAGTCCATGGTAAATACATTTGATATAGAAGAAGATGAGGCACAGGAGCTGTGGGATGAGCATGAAGATCACCTTCGTGATATTATTCACGATCGTGATGCCTCTACTCCGATACAAGATCTGTTAAGAAACACTGGAGACCAGGCTATGTTCTATAGCACAGGGATCGAAGTAGGGGACTGGTCCATGAATGCAGATGAGAAACTAAAAGATTTGAAAGAGGAGCTTAAGATTACTACCGATGAGCAAGATGATGATTTTCATACGATGCTTTCACAAGCAAGTTATGGAGGAGAAGTTGTAATCTACTTCACAGGTATACTAACTGACTGGGTAAATCACAATGATCTGGATATGCAAGGTAACCTAATTACATTCAGGGGTTGTTACATAGCAATCATTGATACAGGAAACGGATCCGGAGATCATATGTGGTTTGGTGGAAACATCTCACTTCCTTTTAAGAGGGATCATGTATTTATATGTGCAAACATTGGTTATTCATATACTCACAAAGTATGTGGGATGTCTAATAGCTGGTGTGAAGATACTGCATATAGCATTACAGAAGAGCTACTCGTTCCTAAGTTAGAAAAGAGTAGTATAGCCAGTACCGAAAAACAGAAAGCTAAGTATGCCACAATACATAAAGAAGGTGGGTGTACTTTAGGGGACATGGATATAACCAGACATCGAAAGACTAGCTATGAAAACGGATATCCCGCAGGCACTAAGTGTGCTGATTGTGGAACTTTCTGGATTGATTAACTAAATTAGTCTATTCAAAAAATTAGTTAAGCTATGAAAAAATGGAGAGAACAGTTTAAATACTGGTGGATGAGAAACTTTAGTAGAGGGGTCGTCAGAATTAATTTCGAAGATAATCCCTATATAGCTGGAGACATCCTTGTAATAGAAGATGGTATTAAATTTATATATCTAGGTAAATGTAAGATGAAACTAATGCAAAAAACAAATTGGTAGAAATTATGATTGGTAGACAAATACAAACAGAAAAGGATGGTATTCTCACAATAGTTGACAAATATCAAACTTCCGTAGGTTTCTACAAACGTATTGCCAGTGGATTAGGTGGTACAATAAGTGGAATTACTGATTATAGAAATAAAAGCTTCTATATTGTAGAAAAAGAAGATGGATCACTACTCCATATGAGTTGTTCTAGGGTTAAAAAACTAATCCCCTTAGTTTAGCATAAGATAGAAGATCAGGGCTAACTCAGCGAGAGCTGTAGTAACCCAGCCCACTTTGAGCCACTTCTTCTGACGATCGTTCTTGTTGACTAGTTTAACCAGCCGATCAATATCACCCTGCTTGCCTTCAATAATTGTTTCTTGGCTACCTATGATAATCATACCTTGTATAATGATCGAATCTTTAGCCATGATGACACTATCAGCTTTCTGAACATCTAGTTCAGTGAGCTTGAGAAGGCTATCACATTCATTCGCACGAACCAGACCTGTAGCAATTTTCTTCAGTTCTGTCTTGTTGTAACACTTGGTAGTATCACTACCAGTTTGTGCGAATGACTGAGTCCAACTGATCGATATTAGCAGTATTGTTAATATAGATGTATTGAGGCTTATAGACATAACGTACTTTTTGTTTCTGTTCTTTAATCAGATCACGTTCACGTTCAACACCGTGTGCATAGTCTTCCCAGTAAACTGCATTCTGCTGAGCTATCTTGATTGAATCCCGAAGTTCGGTATCATCAAACAACTCAACAACTGTATCTGACTTACGATAGATGACTATGTATCCTAAGATAAGAACTCCTATTAAAAGGGCCCCTATGATGATGTTGGTTTTGGTAAACATGAGTTACTTCTCTAATACAGTAGATTTCTTAAAAACTTCTTTAATGGTTTTAAGTCCTATAAGAGTACACCCTGCAATTAACATAGAGTTAAAAGCACTAAGATTCATTTCATACCAATGAAGACCATCAGCAACATATGTAAGACCTACTAGAGTCATTACTATATGTCCCCAGATTTTCTTTGAAGAGACTTTACCGTCTTTGTCTTCGCGAATAATATCACCAAGACCTGAGAGAAGTTTATTAATTATGTTAGATGCTGACATATCTTTATCTTTATAAAAAAAAGATGACGCTACGTTATTGATAATGAACGCATATAGAAACTGATAAATATATTATCGAAAAGTCATCTTATTTAGTTTCTGACACTAAATAATATAATCAAAAACTTACACTTAACCAAAGGAGTAAGTAATTATTAACTACTAAAAACAGATAACATATGAAGTTATCAACTAAAGAAAAAAACACTACTCAACCAAAAAGTAGTGACGTTTATGATAAGAAGGAAAGAATCGCGGAATTAAAGGTATATCACACTAAATTATTTAAACAAGAAGGTGTTGAAAATCCACTATTTATACCTAAATTAGCATACATACCAACAGGCAAATCCGAGAAACACTTAGCCTTCTTTTTGAGCGAGATGCAACAAAAAGCAGATACATATACTGAATTTGTAGGCTCGACTTATATATCAGAAGATCCGGAAAGACGTTTGTGGAAGTTAGAACATAATCCTCACTTTGAGGATGAGTATGACAAAACTGAACCACATCCTATCTCTGGACATCGTCGTTATCTTGTTCCTGTTGGTGAACTCATTGAGATAAAACAAGAAGGAGTAGAGCAGCTATTTAGTATCCTAGAAGATATAGATACTAATACAAAAGATGCGCCTATGGGAACAATGACTATACGAGATTATATGGCCATTCATATGCGAACTCCGTGCAGCACAAAAGCTTTTATCAATGAGATTATTAATAATGAAAATAAGAAAGTGGAATGACGGAAATCAAATTACCTATACAAAAGGTAAAAGCGGCTTATATGAGCCCAAAGAACTTAATTATCTTTTCCAAGCCCAAGGTAGGAAAGACGGAGTTGCTAGCTCAGCTAGACAACTGTCTTATACTTGACCTGGAGGAAGGATCTGATTATGTAGATGCCTTAAAGGTGAAAGCCTCTTCGGTAGAAGACATTAACGCGATAGGGAAAGAGATCGCCAAGCTTGGTCATCCCTACGATTATGTCGCGATAGATACTATGACGGCACTTGAGCAGTTCTGTATCCCTTACGGCGAGATAATATACTCTCGAACACCTATGGGAAAGAACTGGTTTAAGAAAGATGGTAAGACAAGTAAGCTATCCACCGCTAGTGGTAAGGCACAATACGGAAGTATTCTCAACTTACCTAATGGAGCTGGATATGCGTTTCTAAGAGAGGCCTTTACAAAGATGATCGGTTATATTAAAACTTGGGCTCCTAGAGTCATTCAAGTGTGCCATGTCAAAGATATATATCTAGACAAAGATGGTGCTGAGTTCAATGTAATGGACTTAAATTTAACAGGGAACATTAAACGTACGACAGCTGCTCAATCAGATGCGATTGGTTATATTTACCGAAAAGGTAATCAGAATATCATGACCTTCAAGACGGCAGATGATACAACCTGTGGAGCACGACCTGCTCACCTAAGAAATGCGGAAATAGTAATATCGGAAATGAAGGATGATGGCCTGGTTACCCACTGGGACAAAATCTATATTGATTAATTAAATACAAAAGTAAAATGGGAAAATTAGGAACTAAAGATGTAAAGACCGGCGGAGGTACACCGAAAACGTTGCAAGCAGGCAATACAATAGCTACTATCGGAAGAATAGAGCTAGACCAACCACCTTATATGACCAAGGAGAAAGGGTATTTTGTACTACTTCACTTAGAAGGGTCAGATATGGGCGAAGGTTTTGAAGGATTCTTTATAGACGCTGAGAAGAAGTCTGGACCACGTTATAAAGGACAGGTAGGTCGAGTAAAGACTAGTCGCTGGCCTTATAAAGACGGTACTACGAAAAGTGGCATTAAAGTATCTCGTGATATGGATATCATGAAAGCTATTAAGAACTTATGTATCGCATTAGATAATGAGAAATGGTTTGATGACCAAGATAATAAGCACGACACGATCGAGCAGCTTGTTGAGGCATTTAACGCAGATGACGTGGCTAAAGATAAGCCAATGAACTTTTGTATCTGCGCTCGTGAGTATATGAAACAAAATACATACACGGGACTTGACTTATTCTTACCTAAGTTCAGTAAAGCAGGAGTGCCTTACGAAGAACTTACAGCATCACCTGCTAGAATTCTTCAGTTTGACGCTGAGGATGAGAAGATGCTAGAGAGACTAAGTCCTGCAGAGGATAATGGTTTTGAAGCAGAGGGTGATACACCAGAAGCAAAAGGTGAAGGAGCCGTAGATGGTAAGGCAAGTGAAGAGTTCACGTTGTAATATACTATAATACAAACTTGAAAGGAGGGCTCTATAGCTCTCCTTTTTTTATTCACATATATGGGACTAAGAACTAAAGCAATGGCAGCTCGGCTGTCTGATGTACCAAGAGAGTGGGTATTCGAACATTACTTGAAATTAGGAGAGAGACTTACTGGACAGGACATACAAATCAAATCTGTATTCAACACAGCAGATAAAAACCCGTCGTTGTTCGTCTTCCTATCTCGTGACAAAGGTTTCTATTATTTCAAGGACTTTTCTACTGATAATTCAGGAGATGGTACTAGCCTGGTTAAGGCGATGTATGACCTGACTACCAGAGGAGAAGCTGCTCATATGATCATAGAGGACTACAATAGCGAAGTGCTATCTAATCCCGATGCATATCGAGAAAGGATAATGAAGATCCAGGAACGCTATGAAATAGTAGGAATCAAACCACGTAAATGGACTATAATTGATTCTACTTATTGGAAAGCGTATCAGGTAGGATCTAGTGGACTAGCTTTTAGAAAAGTAGTTCCTATATCCGAATATACCATGTGTAGACCAGATGACCCAACAAGTGAGTTCGTGGTAAAGGGATCCCAGATATATGGATTCTTCACAGAGGAAAAGAAATTGTATAAAATCTACCAACCCTTATCAGGACACAGAAAATATCTGAAGGTGAAACCATATGTTCAAGGATCCGGACAACTACAAGGCGACAGGCCTTACCTAGTTATCTGTAGTGGTCTTAAAGATATGATGACGTTTGATACATTGAATGTGTCTAACGCTGAATGTATAGCACCTGACAGTGAGAATATTATAATACCAGAAGCTCAGATTAATGAGTACAAGAAAACCTATCAGGGAATCTGTACGCTCTTTGATAATGATCAGGCCGGTATTAGATCTATGGACAAGTATCAAGAGATATATGGTATACCCAAGGCTCACTTGAAAGTAGAAAAGGATCTCGCAGAATGCGTGAAGGAACATGGTATTAAGAACACCAGAATATTCCTGTTTCCAATACTAACCAAGGCGCTTAAGCCTGAAGAACCAAACAGATGAATACAGAAGAAGAAAGTGTAGTACTCTCAGTTGGAGAAAGATATGAGCTAAGAAACGGTCTGGTTACATCACCACTAAGATTAGCTAATAACGGTACCAATTATAAATTTGAAGCAGATGTAGATGAGTTTCCGGGAAGAGCCTTAAGTGTCATGGCTTGGTTGTCAAATGGCAGCAGCTTAACTCGAAATCATGAACATCCAAAAGACATAATTAAACAACTATGAGAAAATATATCGGAATAGATATAGGATAAATACTTATATTTACATAAAATATAAGTTATGTATAAGAAACACAATTATCCTATAGAAAGAATCTGTAACTATTGCAATCATAGTTTTGATATCAACCGTGCCAGTGACCTAAAGAAGAAGTTTTGCACTAACTCTTGTCGAGTTGCCAATGGTAACAAGAATAGAACATATACTTTAGAAACTAAAACCAAATTCCTTAATAGTCGTGGTGACTATACTGGAAGTAATAACCCTAACTATAAAGGTGGTGGGTTAGGTTTCAGTTGTCTTGAATGTAAAACAGAATTCACTGTGCCCAAACATGCCGTTGATACGAAAAAACATTCAGGTAAGTACTGTTCAAAAGACTGTTGCTATAAGCATAAAGGTAGAAACAAAATGTCTTTGTCTCAGTATAAATTAAATAAGCAGTATACTAGAGCCTTCTCAAGAATAATTACAAAATATTCTGATAAGACCGCAAATAACTGGCTAGAACCTTTTGGTTACACCGTTAATGTACTTAGATCTCATATCGAGGCTCTCTTTGAAGAAGGTATGACATGGGATAACTATGGTGAATGGCATATAGATCATATCAAACCAGTATCTGCTTTTGATTTTACTCTAAAAACGGACTTAGAGTTCATAGCTTGTTGGCAGTTAAGTAACTTACAACCACTTTGGGCTAAAGATAATCTGACTAAAGGTGGTATGAATACACAAATTAATAAAGATAAATATGGAACAGAAAAAACAACGGCTCTACATAGGTATTGACATCGGTAAGTTGGGTGCTTACTACATAATGGGAGAAGATGGCAGTGAGATATCACGAGGCAAGATGCCTATGGTAGGTAAGGAGATTGATTGGCATAAGTTCAATCAGGGTATCTCTCAGTACGAAGGGTTTAATGGAATGGTAGGTTTTGAAAAACTTGGTGTGATCTTCGGATCCTCAAAGAAGACAGCCTTCTCCATGGGATACCAGGCAGGCGCATTTGAAATGATGTGCATAGCTAATTCTATACAGTACACTATGGTACCCGCTAAGAAATGGCAGGCGGAAATATTTCAGGGACAGACGGTGATCCTCAAGACGGGATCCAAGAGCGCAAAGGATACCAAGAAGATGGCACTCATTGCAGCTAAGAGACTGTTCCCAAAAGTAAACCTGCTAATGACAGAGAAGTCATCCGTTCCACATGATGGACTGGTTGACGCATTATTAATAGCCGAATATTTACGGCGTAAATTTCCTAGATAAATGGAACTAAAACATATAATGAAAGCAGAACGTGCAGATCTAGCAATAGGTCTTGACATATTATCAGACAGTAATATCACGCATGCCATCTTTGAATTCCATGGAGGTGGTGACAGTGGTGAGATTACAGATACACATCTTGTATCAGAAGAAATGATGAATGAAGATGGAGATCTTGCGTATGAATTATGCTCGAGTGAATTTATAGAAGATGCTGCTAAAGCACCTATGACTTCAGATGATTTCTGGAATACATTAGATAACCTTATTGAAGGTAACTATACTGAATATGATTGGTGGAATAATGAAGGAGGAGGTGGCTATCTAGCTTTAAACCTTAAAACCTTTACCTATTATGTACATTATGAGATCAACGGTGAGGATGAAGGTGAAGCTAACTGGGATGATGATGATTATGAACCTGAATATAGTACCTGGAATGTATCTGGAGGAGGTGTAATAGAAATCTAATGGCACATCCTTTAATACATGCTAAGTCCTCAGTCCGAAAATTCGGAGGTAAAGTTGAGGACTACATAGATATTCACAATTGGTTTGATGCAACAAAGGCATGGGTTGCACACAGTAAACATAGAATGTTTAGACACCATAGTGAAGGCATCTTTGAATGTGAATCAATATTCGGAGAGTCTTTTGTGAACTCAGATGGTAAGACAGTCTATACCAGATATGTTGGAGAACAACATGTCAAAGAAGACTGTAATAATTATATACCAACAGCTAAGGAGTGGATTGATAACCTCGAGAAACCTAAGCGTTGGATGTTAAAAACAATGAAAATTGAAGACTAAATGGAAACATCGGAAAAGCTAATGACAGCTGAGAAATTAGAGAATCTAATATCGCAGCTCAAATCCTCAGAGGAGGATCAAATACTAACACTCAATATCATAGATAACTATGATGTGTTAGAGAACCTAGTGTTCTTTATTCTACTGAAGAAGAAAGGCCTAGTTGGTTGGGACATGTGGGAACAGCATGCTCCTAATGCAACAAAGACATTGATGTCAAAGGACGTACTAGGGGATAACCCGAATCTTACCTATCAATTCATAATCGAAGTAGCAGCTACACATAATGTTAATGTACAACAGATGCAATACTTCATGGATGAATTTGGTAATCACCTATTAGAAGTACTCAGAAGCTACGGCTATGACTTCTTAGAAAAGGTTGAGATCAAACTCACTGAGAAGTATAAACCAGGAAAAGATATTAAACTATGAAAAGAACTAGATCAGAAAGTTTAGCTAAAGCCTCGAAGGATCTTATGCTAAAAGAGCCTTTCTATGGGTTCTTTCTGATGAACTTGAACAAGATGTGGGATGAGCAGATACCAACAGCGTGTGTAGGATTGAGAAATCTTAACTACCAGCTACGGTTGAATCCTAAGTTTTGGGATGAGTTACCAGGAGAACATCATCCGAAAGGTCTACTCAAGCATGAGCTAATGCATATAGGATTCTTTCATCTAACAGACTATGATCACTACTATACCACAGGTGGAGTAGTTGATAGAGAGAAAGCAATGATTATGAATATAGCCATGGACCTTGAGATCAATCAGTATATTGATGCTGATTGGTTACCACCAGGAGGACAGCTCCTATCGACCTATCCTGAATTAGAACTGGATGAGAAAGCAGGTAGCATCTATTATTACAAAGCTCTTTTAAAAGCGCGTGAAGATGGAAGCTCCCCTACTCTAGACCAAATACTTCAAGATGCGGCTGCTGGTAATGAAACATCCAATGTTAATGGAGAGACTATTGTATTACCTCAACATGATTGGGACGGTGATCAAGTAGATGAAGCTACAGCTAAATTACTTAAAGCTCATACAGCGCACCTAGTAAGAGAGATTGCTGACCAAGTCACCAAGTCAAGAGGGACTATCCCGGGTGAAATGGTTACTATCATCGAGCGCCTTAATACAATAGAACCAGCAAAGTTTGATTGGAAAGGATACATCCGACGTTTCGCAGGTAAGTCAATCAAGACTTACACTAAAAAGACTCGAAGAAAGCTTAGCAAAAGACTGCCAGGTAATCCGGGACTACGAATCAAACGACAAAAGCATTTACTTATAGGAATAGATACATCAGGCTCAGTAAGTATGCCTGAACTGAAAGAATTCCTTAACGAGATCTACCATATGCAGAAAACAGGTAGTGAGATAACAGTCATGCAATACGACTCAGCTATCTCAAGCGTTAAAAGATTCAACCACCGTGAACATTTTGAAATCACGGGACGAGGCGGAACAGACTTTCAGCCGGGAATTAATTTTTATAATGAACACCTGCGGAATTACAGCTGCTTCATCAACTTCACAGACGGAGAAGCACCTGCCCCAGATAATGTAAGAGGGGATGTACTATGGGTACATTCAGGAGTATCCGATATAAACGAGTCTCTACCAGGGGCTAAAATTAAACTAGAATTATAATGGCATCACACACAGAAGAAATAAATCATCAGGTACAGTTGGACACCAATGAAATGAAAGATTTCCTTCGTCATATCATGAAAAACAATGCGTTTATTCAGGACAAAGGAATGAATCCTATAGCTGTTGAAGTAATAGGAGAATCAGGGCTCGGTAAAACGAGTGTAGCTATTCAGATGGCTAAGGAGTTCGGTATTAATATCGAGAAGGTAAACTTAGCGCAGATTGAAGAACTTGGAGATCTAGTAGGATTTCCCGTACGCCAGTTCGAGATGTGTAAAAAAGACAAAGTACAAGATAATCAACAGCAACAAAAGATGGTTCCTACAAAGGTTATAGGAGTTGATGGCGTAGCTAAGATTGTTATGAAACCTGCAGGAAATACACCAGCAGCACAAACATCAGAAACTCTTTGGGTAGATGATGTAGCTACAGAAGACTATGCTCGTCAGGGTTATAGATTCACCGGAGAGAAACGAATGAGCTACTGTCCACCAGAATGGATAGCAGGAAAGACTAAAGGAGGGATCCTATTATTAGATGACTGGAACAGAGCTGAGCCTCGATTTATCCAAGCCGTAATGGAATTGGTTGATCGACAAGAGTATATCTCTTGGAAGCTTCCTCCAGGATGGACAATCCTTCTTACAGCCAATCCAGATGATGGAGAATACATGGTTAACTCAATTGATGTAGCTCAACGAACGAGATTTATAAGCTCAGTTCTAAAGTGGAGTCATGAGCGTTGGGCAGAATGGGCAGAGATTCAGGGGATAGATGGTAGATGCATCAATTTCGTACTATTCAACCCTGAGATAGTGAATAACAGAGTAAACCCTAGAAGTTTAACTACGTTCTTTAACTCAATTAGCTCAATAAAAGACTTTGAAGAAAGTCTACCTCTCATCCATCAAATTGCTGAAGGATGTATAGGACCAGAAGCTGGTGTAACCTTCACCACATTCATTAAGGAGAAGTTAGATAGGCTGATCTCACCTAAAGAGATCCTTCTTAAAGAAGATCAGAAAGCTGTATTTGAAGATATGAAAGAAGCTGTTGGATCCGGTAATGATTATCGCTCTGACATAGCTATGGTACTTTGCTCGCGACTTGTAAACTTCGCAATAGCTTATGCTGATAAGAATCCTATACCACCCGAGGTGGTTCAACGAGTAGTTAACCTGATTAAGGAAGATGGCATCTTTACTGATGATCTTAGATATCATATAGTAAAGAAGATTAATGCTGGTGCTAAGAAGAAGTTCGAGAAGATCCTTAGAGATACGGAAATTCAAGACATAGCTACGAAATAGAGGAACCGGGGAGGCACAACGTCTCCCCATTTTAATTAAAATATGAAACTAAAAACTTATATGATCATCGAGGTAAACTGTGATGAGAGTGCACCCGGAAGACCTATTATAGAAGCAACGCCTCTCAAGGTCAAAATGCGTAGAGGAATGCTAAATAAAGACATTAAAGAAAGTCTTGATGTAAAAGATGACTGGACACCAGGTCAAGCAGAAAGACCTTACTTCTTTCCTGGATGTAGTGTACCTAGATTCAAGGTACGTGAACGTTTCAACATCACAATAAAACCTGAGTATGCAACAGCTGCATTCATCTCTCCTGAAACACTGGAGGGTAGTGAAGATGGCTTTGACTCAATAACCAGAATGTATCCTTACAATGTAAAGTCCATCATAAAGTGGATCCGTACTTGTTATGGAGAAGACCACCCGTTTACGGTGAAGGTATCTTCTTTATCACACAACTGTGAAGATCTAATCCTCATGCATAATGACTGTGTAGAAAAGATACGTCATGTAGGACTTAAAATTCCAAACAGTACTAACCCACCACCATTAGGGAAACCTAATAGCCGAGGTCAACGTGGCTTGGATTTTAGTGGGTACCGTTTATCAGACAATGTGAAGATGGTATATCCTGAACGTACTAATTTGTTTATGTCACAGGCTGACTCAATATTCGATCGCCTCACGTGTGATCTATATGATCAAAACTGTATGCTTAAATTAGTAAATGCAGACTGTCTCATCCTAGATGATAAGCGGTATGAGGAGATGTGTCTGATGGCTGGAGCAAATGATAAGGATAACTTATCTACTGTAATGGAGTTGATGGCGAATTGCAATTTTGATAAAAGTTGTATATATTTGTTGTGCCTACTACAAAAGTATGGTAAAGAAATGGCCCCAATGAAGGGAGCAAGCCACATAAATTTCAAAAGTTTATTATACTACTTCGAGCTTGATGTTAAAATTCTTAAAAAGAATCTCGAACTAGACAAACTCATCAGTATCTTAGAGCGTCTAGGCAAGCTTACCCAAAGTAATTTCCAAAAGTTAAGTGCCCTATTTCCCATTACAAAAGAGTACGAATTACACAGTACACACAAATATGTTATACCAGGTTATGCGCTAAAAGAAGAATACCTCAGCCAGTTAGATGATGAAGATATCATTGAGGATGCTGGAGAAATTGACATCCCAGATGACGGAGATGTCGCATTTATTAACCAATAATACGAACTGTATGTTAAACACAATTGATGTAGCACAAGCCGACTTAGAAGCTGAGTTCTACAGCAAACCTTTTTACTTCAGTTACAGCAGCAAGCGAAAGCTACTCGAGGCACCACGCAACTTCTACAAGGATTATGTGTTAGGTCAGCGGGATGATAAACGGGAAACCTACCTCATCGAGGGAACGGTAATCCATTATCTCCTACTCGATGGGTTGAACTTTGATGACAAGTTTATAGTATCTCCAGAAGGAATTCCATCAGGAGGTGGAGCAGATGTTGTAACACAAGTATTCGAGATTTGGAAAAAACGTGATGCCGATCCAGATCTAGAACTTATAGACTTTCCAGATGAGATACTGGAGATCCTACAAGAAATTAATTTACACCAGTCACTCAAGGACGATAAAAAAGCACCTTGGAAAACTGGTGATGAAAAGAGAGTCGAGAAGATTCTTGAATCGAAATACACAAATTATTTCAACTTTCTAGTACAGTCGCAAGACGGACGTGAGATAGTTGATAGCGGAACATTAGATAAATGTAGTCGAAGAGCAGAGTTATTAAAAGAACATGCACAGGTGCGTGAGCTACTCGGAATGGACAGAGAGTCTGATCAAGTAAACTTCCAGGTATATAATGAGATGCCTTGGAAGATGGAACTGAAAGACAGACCTTTCGGACTCAAAGGAGTGTTAGATAACGTAACCGTAGATGTAACAAATAAACTGATACGTATTAATGATCTAAAGACAACCGGAAAGTCCGTAACCGATTTCCCCGACTCAGTTGAGATGTGGGACTACTGGCTACAAGCAGCCGTTTATTTAACGCTTGTAATGGACTTCCTTAAGGATGTCATAGATGATACTTGGAAAATTGAAGTGCGATTTATAGTTGTTGATAAGTTTAATCAGATATACCCGTGGGCTGTAAGCAACGCGAGTCTGACTATGTGGACAGCTAAGATGTGGAAGAAAATGGATGAGATACAGTATCACTACGATAATAAAGACTTCAGTCTACCTTATGAATTTATTACAGGAACAAAACTTCTGTAATAACTATGGCAAAGATTGAAGAACTATATCGAGATTATTATCAAAAGAGTAGATTATTTTTATATCCTATATTAGGTATCAAACGTGGATCAAGTATAACCCCGAAAGATACCTATATGAGTTGGTTTAGCGAGTATGGTATTGATAAGCAAATGTTTATCTGTACGTATCATATGCGTGATGACCGCGAATTCAAAGTATTTGAAGATGTTAAACTATTTGGTAACCCTCTATTTCATAAGTCCTATGAACTAGAAGAGGGGAGTCTTAGAGCATACGTGTTTAACATGTCTTATAATGAAGACTATGTCTGTATCTTATGTGGAAAGTACTCAAAGATAAGTGATCGCCATAAAGAAACAATACTTGACTTCTATAAAACAAATCTGAGTAACTATACATACATGGAAAGCTTTCTATATCCAGAAAGGTACTATGGTCAATATGCAAGGTTGCTCACTGTAGACTTAAAAGATCAGTCAAAACAAGAAGCAGAACGCTTACGAATGTATGAACTTTTAAAAGATGTCGGAGAACTATATAGTAAACCCGATCTGGAAAAAGAGACCTTATTCGCTAAGAAAAAGATTTTAAACTTTGAGATAAAATCTGTAGATTTGTCTGATAAAACCAGCTAAATATTATGAGTAAAGAACAAAAATATAGAGAACCTAGCATGCTTTTAGTGTCCTCTTATTACGGTGAAAATAATTCATTCAAGATGATTCCCATATCGGACGACTGTCCATATGTGGAATGCATCTATGATCCCTCAATTAACTTCCTTGTTGTAATCGGGAAGAATAAGAAGAACGGTTTTCATATGACCGAGAAGCTTGATGATGATGGTTACCCAATGCTTATTAAGAACTTTGATCCGCAAAGACATCGAAGTAAGGCTAAGAAGGAACGAAAGATTATTGAGACCTATCAAGAGTACTACATCATCAAGAAGGATGAGCAGATTGCGTTCATAAAGAACTTCGCTATAAACTTGGAATATAGTTTTGAGGAGTACATGATTGATAAAGACATCAAAGAAGAAGCTAATATTATCAAAGGTCCATTAGGCAAACTCTTAGATAAAAATGGAAATGAGATTAACCCAGACTTAACCAAGAAGGTTAAGAAGGGTAAGAAGATACCGATGCCTAAATCGTAAGAATAATCTTTTCATATAACAAACCCAGATGGAGCAGGTCAATAGCCTGCTCTTTTTGGCTAAACTAATTTCTATGAGTAATCAACAAACGCACTGGGTCATGGATTACGAAACTCTTCGTAATTGTTTCCTAGGTTGCTTCGAACACTACAAGACAGATGAAGTAAAGGTATTCACCATAGGGAAGTTACGTAATGATCTACCTGAACTGCTACAATTCTTTAAGCAGAATATCAACAACAATGAATGGCACATCTCCTATAACGGAATTGCGTTTGATGCTCAGATCACACAGTTCATCATCAAGGCCGGTGCAAAGTTGGTTCGAGTGAAAGGTGAGAAGGTAGCCAACATGATCTATCAGGAGGCACAAGATGCCATAGCACGAAGTAATGCCCGAGAATGGGCTAAGTGCCCCGAATGGAAGCTATCTATTAAACAGATAGATCTATTCAAACTAAATCACTGGGACAGTGGAGCAAAGTCATGCTCATTGAAATGGGCTGAGGTTGGTATGGATTGGCATAACGTTATGGACATGCCTATCAAACATACTTCCCTTATCACGACAGCGGAGCAGCTCAAGGAGGTTGCTCTCTATTGTAGGAATGATGTATCCGCTACCAAGGCTATCATGCAAAGGAATACTAAGGAGATTGAACTTCGTGGTGCATTGACTAAGGAATACGATATTAATCTATACAGCGCATCTGAACCTAGAATAGGAAAGGAAGTCTTCATGCATTTCATAAGTAAGAAGACTGGTCTATCTAAAGCTAAGCTTAAGAAGATGCGTACATTCAGAGATAAAATCGTAGTAAAGGACCTTATCTTGCCTTATATCAAATTCGAACGTCCCGAGTTCCAAGCTTTACTAAAAGCATTTACGGAGCTTGAGTTGGACGCAAACAACCTGAAAGGTACATTCAAGCATACGATGAAGTATCGTGGCGTGAAGACAACATTTGGGACTGGAGGAGTACATGGTGCTCGTCCTAAAGGAGTACATGTAGCAGAAAATGATATGATCATCATGTCATCAGATGTTACCAGCTTCTATCCTAATCTAGCTATTCGTAACAAGTGGGCACCAGCTCATCTACCAAAGAAGGATTTTTGTGACGTATATGAAGGTCTCTTTGACGAGAGGAAAACTATTCCGAAAAAGAATCCAAAGAACTATGTGTACAAGATTGTACTTAACGCAGCCTATGGACAAAGTAATGACAAGAACAGTTTCCTATATGATCCGGAGTTTATGATCCGTGTCACAGTGAATGGACAGCTGACCTTGATGATGTTATATGAAATGATCTCTGAACGTATACCAGGAGCGATGCCGCTCATGCAAAATACAGATGGTATTGAAACCATGATTCCACGAGAATATGAGAAACAATACATGGAGATCTGTGAGGAATGGGAAGATCTTACACTGTTAAACCTAGAGCATGATGAGTACATCAAGCTCATCTTACCTGATGTGAATAACTATATCGGAATATTCAAGAAGAAAGAAATATCCAAGGAAGAATTTGTGGAACTATCACAAGCTCATACACATTATCCACTGAGTATTGATAAGACAACTGAAGGTAAGAAATATTGGTACTCACCAACAAAAGGTAAAGGAAGGTTAGACTTTGTTGACCTAGCGCTGCACAAGAATAAATCCTTGCTTGTAGTGCGAAAGGCAATCTTCGCCTATTTCGTTCATGGTACTCTACCAGAGGACTATTTAAAACAGAACCGAAACATCTTCGACTATTGCGGGGCCACTAGGGCTACAGGTATGTGGAAGTTTATCGAGCTCTATATGGAAGACGGAATATTACAAAGAGTAGATATTCAAAAGACACTACGCTACTATGTCTCTAACAAGGGTAGCAAGTTAATGAAGATTAACATTAGCGACGGTCGGGAAATTCAAGTTGATGCCGGCGGTTGGTTAGCCACAGTATTTAATGTCTACGAGGAGAAACCTTGGAAGAAGTATGATATCAATGAGAGATACTACCTAGACAAGATCTATTCAGAGATCAAAGGGCTAACACCAGAAATATTCAACAATCAAATTAAATTATTCTAAACCTTTATTAAATGGGAACAAGAGCAGGAAAAGTTGATGCAGCTAGTCTAATAGACGTAGCATTACCAAACGCAACTAAAACGTATACTGTAATATCACATGAATTCTTAATTGATACAACAAGAGCTGAGCTAGAAAAGCGGGGCTTTGATGTGAAGAAAGAAGTATACAAAGCAAACGCAAATGGTGAAGTAGCCACTGCACAATACAGAATTGAATACGGAAGCGATCCGGATCTAGGTATGTTATTTACCTGGGCAAACTCGTATGATAAATCTATGAAGTTTAAATGTGCTGTAGGTGGATTCGTTAGAGCTAGTGGAGCTTCCGTTATCTCTGATACGATAAACAACTACAACAGGAAACATACAGGAAATGCTGATGAGGAGACTAATAAGACAATCCAAGAACAGATCGCTGCAGCAGAAGCATACTTCTCACAACTATGCCGAGATAAAGACCAAATGAAAGCAAAGACGCTAACTCAACGAGAGTTGGCTGAGATAGTTGGCATCCTCTATTTCGAGTTGGGTATCATCAGTGGAGAACAGGCGGGTGTTATTAAGAAGGAATATAAGAAGCCTCGCTTCCAATATACCACAGCATCAGACTCACTATGGTCATGCTATAATCACATCTTAGTATCTCTTGCTAAATCCAATCCAAAGAACTGGATGGACCAGCAGAGAATGGTGCACATGTTTATCATGGATCATGTGGGTCTTCAACAGTTTGATTCGGAAGAAACAGAAGTAGCTGAAGTAGTCCTTGATTTAGAAACTGATCCTAAAGATCTAATTGTTTATCCACCATTAGCTAATCTTGATGGAAGTGAACCAATTACTCCTTCAGAAGAACCAATCGATCAGCTTGAAGAGATGGTTAAAGCAACCAACACATTCAGCCCAGTAGAGATGAAAGAGGAGGAGGAACCCGGACATGATTATCATGAGCAAGTTGAAAAGGAAGTTGCAGAGGTTGTACCACCAGATGAATTCAAATCAGTAACTCCTGAAAGAGTAGATCCTAAATCCCAAGAGGAGTTAGCAGCTATGTTAACAGATGGTACTGTTAAGACTGAGAAACTTACTGTAGATGAAATCATTGAGAAGTATGGAGATAATATGACTGAAGAAGAAGTAGCTAAACTTAGAGCAGCAAGCAGTGAAGAACTTGTTTCTACCGATCCTGAATTAGCTACTGTTAATATGAGTAAAGTTGATGTTCGTCAATTTGAACCTAACGCAGACATAGGGACTCTTATCACGATTGATGAAGAATCCTATAAGATTATAGATATGACAGCTGTAGAATACATACTCAAGAAAACATCTGTTATTGAAGCTGAAGGAACTGTGGTTACCGTTAACAACGATACCCCAACCATGTCTAAGGTAGATGTAGAGTATGCATTCCCTGGACAAGGTGCTGGTGATATAATAGAGATAGAGGGAGACTTCTTCGAACTTACTGTAATCGATCATGATGATAAGAACTTTGCTCTTATAACTCTTGAAGTTGAAATTGAAGAGGAAGTTGTCGAAGTAGAGGAGGAGACACCTGAACCTGTTTTACCTAAGCAAGCAACAGCTGAGGATGTTAAGGAAGAACCTCCAGCATCAAGTGAAGAGGAAGTACCTGCAGAACTTAATGTAGATGCCGTAGAGGAGGATGGTTTGAAAGCTGCAACTATGATGTCTCATGATGAGATTGAAATCATACCACCTGCAGAAGATAAAGCAGATGATCCGGATCCTATTCGTCAGAAGATTCAAGAGGAACTACTTGACATATATGGCTCCATAAAGGAGTTCACATTTGAGAAGAAGGATAAACAATACAACGTTACATTAAACACCGGTGAAGTGGTCGTTTTAATGGAAGCCTTGGTAGAGGTAGAATAAAGAAAAGGAGTGCCATTCGGTACTCCTTTTTTTTTTCACCAGTCAACCTTGTCATACTAAATTACCCAGCTCTACCTGCAGCTTTAGATGTCTGTAAACCTTTAATTGCTTTTTCAGGAGCTATTGACGAACCTGTTAATCCAACAGTTCTTGCAATATGAGACCAGATCTTAGCACCACCTTTACGTTGCCAATTATAAGGTCCAACATCTCTTTTATAATAAGCGCTATCATCACCCTGCGCTATATCTAAAAGATCATCTACTATCTGACGATACGTCTTAACAGTAGGTCCAAATGCTATTGATTTTAAATCAAGCATTGCTGTATAATCATCTAAACCTATTCCAGGTAGAGGTAAGAATTGTTCATTCTCCGCTTGAATATTCATAAATAACAATAGAACATGATTCTCTAAAAAACCCCATCCATCAAACTCACGTCCCTTCTGATCAGAAACAAAAGGAAATGGTAATGATGCACTTTTCTCACGTAACTTTTTAAACCGATCCTCATCATCACCATCCCATCCGAAAAGTGCGCCCATTAAAAAGTTCAGTAAGATAAGAGAACCTACCTCAGTAATTACTTTTATTGCAGCTCGTTTCTCCTCCTTAGTCATATACTGCAGATTACCACCAAGTGAAGTTATTGTATTTTTAAATGTGTTAAGGAACTCAACATAGAAACCTTTTTGTGTATCACCAAGCCCTGGATTAAGACGAGGTTTTGCATTCCAGAATTTACCTGAGTAACCCCAACGGTTCATCGTCATTGTAGTAAAGTATCTACGTAAATAAGACAAAAATCTAAATGCTAAATATCTTTGAGCTTCTGGTTGATCAAACTTAGAATAAGCACCTTGAAGATTATTCATCACCTGCTGCATCTTATTCTTCCAACGCATAAACTCTTTGCCTATTTGAATCTCACCTTCTTCATTATAAGTAATACCCCATTCCGCTGGAACACCTTCCTTAAGTTGAATCTTTCCATCTACTACTTCCCAAGCTTGATCATAATTAATTATAGTTCCATCTTCCATCTCTATTTTCTGATACTTTAACATACCAAATCCAATCTGATATGTTGCCTGTAATTCTACCCATTTACGAAAGTTATATAACCAACTAAAACTTGCTATATCTTGAGTAATCGTACGTGATAGATCTGTACCAAACTTAGTTGGATCCTCAAATCTTCCTTGTGAAAAATCAAATACCTCAGTCATCTGCATATGAAGACTCTTAGGAGTACGTCTATAAATCTGATTACTCGTCTCCATCATAACTTTCCCTGCCAAAATATCCCCTGCCGCAAATGATCGAGCATTCATATACTTACCTGCAGCAGCTTCAATCATTCCCTGGAACTTAGCTCCAAATGAGTTCTTAAGAGCTGAAGGAATATTCAAAGCAAAGAACCCAAATGAGGCTCTACCAAACATCTTATTAGCAGCATTGTTAAGCCAAGGTGTTTCAATACCTTTCATGTTCTGTCCCTCAAACTCACGCTCCATAAAGTTATTAACAGCGCTAGCTCGAACTTTCATACCCTTCTTATTAAGATAGGTTGTAATACCTTTATGTACCAGATTGAATCTATGCTTCTTAGTTAGATCCTTTACTTCATGTTTAGGATCATTAACTACTTTCTGTATCGCTCGGGCTACTGGTGAAATAGCAACCAATTGTTTTTGACGTTCAGCAGATAACATATATCTCATCATTGTATAAGTAATATCAGTTGATACGTCGTTGTTCTCTATATCGTATAATCCTGCAATAGGGACACCTGTAACTTCATTATCAAATATATCAGCTCTAACTAGATTAGCTTCATCTTCATCATAATTGAAACCATCCTCAGCATCATCTCTAGTTTTTCTAAAGAAATCCTTAGCACGATTAGCCCAAATAGTTATCGGATTACCTCTCTGAACCGTTTCAAGATTAGACTTTCTAAAACGAGGAAAATCTAAATATAAACGGTTCTTCCAAGATAAACCTTCTTGATTAGCAAGATGATGTTTAGTAAGCATCATCAATGCTTTAAACTGACCTGGCTCATTCTCAGCCATATCGTAATATGCTTGATTACGGTACTTACCGTCCTTAGCTTTTTGTTCAATAGTCTTAGGTAACCACTGTCCTTGATTATCAACAGTTTCACCTACAATACGTTCAGTACGAAACTCAGGTCGAACTACTCGAGCATAATAACTTAACTTAGGAAGTCCTGGAATAGTTTCCACTTCACCTTCAGAATTAACAACCTCTATTGATTCATAGTGAGCTGGATCACTAGGTCGAACTATACTCCATGCTCTAGTACGTTCCCAAGCTCCGGACATTGCTGGAGGTGTAGCTGTCTTATCGAAAAATTCTTTAAAGATATGATTAGCCTTAAACCACTTGTCAAACTCTTCATTCTGTCCCATAAGAGATTGAAGAATCCTAGGCTCAAGAATAGAATTAGCACTCTCAGAAGTAATGTCATTAGTTTCATACTGATCATACAGGTAAGTAGTATCCAACATAGATAACCAACCGTTCATAACCTCAACATAATATTCACTAGCGTCTCTATTAGATAATGAAGCAAGCTCAGCATAATAAGCATCTAATGCTAAGATTTCTCCTTCACTTAAGCCGAACTTCTTTTTATCAGCATAGATATCAGCCATCTCTTGATTCTGAGAAACTGTACGTTTCTTCTTATCTATTTTATGTAATTCCGAAAGCCTAGCTGATTGTATTGGAGTAAGACCGCTTCGTGTAATATAGTTCTTCTTCTTTTTGGCGATTGCTTCTTCAGATGCTTTTACAGCAGCAAGAGATTCAATGCTCATCTCATTAGCTCGAGTCTGCTTATTATCATCTTTAAAAGGGGATGTAAGATCCATGATCTTCTCATAATCTACATTTTGGTTAATGGCTTTTATCTCAGCAGCAGTTAGATGTTTATATAACTTAGAATTAATCTTATCAATCTTCTTAAGTAAATCAGCTCTATGATCATACCATTCCTGTTTAATAACAGAACGTGTATTCTTATGGATCCATTCAGCACGAGCTGTATCAAAGATATCTTTATCAATAACACCAGCCTCACGCAGTTCCTGCTCATATCTAGCCAAGGCATTTTCAAAGACGCCTTTACGAAGCTTCCATTCATAATATTGCTTAGACTCTTTTCGATAAGCTCTTAATCTCTTAGCAATCTCAGTATCGCGAGCATTCTTAGGTTTGCCGTCTAATGTATATAAGGAATGTAACTGATGATACTCCGACCACAAGTTATCCATCTGAGAGGTTAATGCTAGATTATCAGATTCTGTCTTAGCATTATCCGTAAGAGCATTCATTCTTTCATAGATGTTATCTCGAAGGTAAGTAGCGTCTTGACCAATCGTATCCTGATCATTTCTAACAAGACCTTGATCTCGATTATAAAACTTATCCGTATACTCCTGATGGAAATAATCTCGTAATAGTTGTTTACGTGTATTAACTGCTGCAATAAGAACTCGTTTGTCCTTGTCACTACCAGAGGTTTGATAATCGGTCTCAGCTCTATCTACCGCATCTCTAACTCGAGCTAAATCCAAACGATAGTCCTTAAACTTGTTAAGTAAGGTCCATACTTTACGATCTTCAATCTCACCCGTTTCCCTGTTAAACTTACCAACAGAATCTTCAAAACCCATCATCTCTCCGAACTTCCCAATGTTATGTGGGTTAACTCCAATGGCATCCATCAGAGGCCATATGTCTTTCTTAAAGTCTTGGAACTTAGCCTGCGCTGTAACCATCACTTGGTTCAGGTGGTTCTTTACGTATAAAGCAAGGCCTCCTATAACGGGGTCTGTATTATATAGATACCCCTCAAGATAAGAGTTAAAGAAATTGGCATCACCCATCTGACCTTTAAGAAGACCTTCTATCTTCTCTGGAGAGATCTCAATCCCTTGTGCATTCTTAAGCATCAAAGCATCGTATTTTGATTGTTCACTAAGTCTAAGTTTACCAGCACGTTTTTCCTTACGTAAACGGTCCAGTATTATGAACTCCTCTTCAGTCATTCCATAATACTCCATGTGCCATTTATCAATCTGCTTTTGAGGAGCTTTTCTTTCCTTAAGCTTAGCTATGATTGACTCATAACGTTTCTTCAGGTCACGACCCATAGGTTCGAGCTCATTGTATAAAGTATCTCTAGCACCTATAGCAAAAATCTCATCTCTCATGATATGAAAACGATCTGTTAAAGTACTGATACCATTAATTGATTGAACAATAGCTGAGTCATGTGGAATATCGTTCTTGTTAATTTCACCCTTAGCTTCCTCAACAAACTGGGCCCAATAACTAACTATTGAATCATAGTATGTAAGCTTGGTTAAGTTCTCTAAAGAATCGGTCTCCTCATCCGTCATAAGATCTTTAACGTGTCTGTTAATCTTATCCATGATCTTCTCAAGGCGGAAAATAACATTCACCAATGCACCTGCCTGATTACGTAAATGCTCACTGGAATTCTTAGCTTCCTTAGCAGCATTTAATAGAGCGTTCTGAAAAGCTCCAGTCTCCTTTTTAATCCTCTGAAGATCACCATACCCATACTCATCTGTAAGAAGATCGGCTAGCTCAGCCCATTTCTTCTGCTTGATTAGTGTCTCTAGCTGGTGAGAAGACGCATTATGTGCGTTATTAAGCATAGCCTGTATACCACCGGTATCAACATTAATAAGGTCATCTATATATTGCGTTTGTTCTTGTTGATAAGCAACAACATCCTCCTGAGAAATTTGATCTGTTTGTATGTCGAAGTTCCCACCTTTCATTAGAATCTCTGCAAGAGAGTTCATCGAAGTAGAGGGATTCAGCTTTGATATCTTTATATTCTGACCGAAATTTCCGCGTAATAATTGCTTAATCTGATACATTAACTCCTTGATAAATGCTGCAAACTTAGATTGGGGTTTTAAACCATCAAGTTGCTGAGCCCCCGCTTCACCTAACGCCTGAGCTAAAACTTCTTCCTTAGCCATATCTTCAGTCAGGTTAGGATACTTTTCACTAACCATCTTAATAATCTTCTGACCTTCACTGGTCTGAGATAACTGCATATAAAGGTTATCAAACAATTCTTTGTTAGTAACTTTAATTTGTCTAAGTAGTGGATGAGCAAACTCATGTAACACAAGATCCGTATCCAACTTATCTCCAACAAAATATACTATACCTCCAAAGAAGAAAGCAGGTTGACCATTCCACGGGTTCTCTGCATTAGCCGTGATAGCCATAGCTTCATCTGAAGTGACCATCTGATAATCTACATCCAACTGATTACTCAGTTTTTTTGCTATCTCAACAGCCCTAATCTTATTATTCTCTTCAGGCGAAAGAGGTTTTTCTTTAATAGGATTCTGGGCTGTAGATAAACCTGCCAAAGAATCAACAGCATCTTCTGGTACAGAACTATCTATACGTTCCTTCTGATAAACATCCTTTTGTACAAACAAACCATCACGATAACTCTGAGGAATTACAATAGTATCTAGGTCATAATTGATATTAGTTATCTCCCCTCGCTTAATTAAACCGGCTATAGTTTTCATACTAAACTTCTCAGGATCTTTACCTTCAGCAATCCATTTATCTCTAGCCTCAGCCTCAAGTTCTGCGTGTGACTTTATTGCTACATTATGAGAAACTAATGCAAAATCTTTACCAAACATTCGTTGAGCCATTCCTTGATATATTGCTTGACGCATCATACTCTCATTACCCCAATCGCTCTCAGAAGCTGCAAAAGTAATAGCTGTATAATTAAAATTATAACCATACCGACTAACCTCTTTTAAAACTTGCCTCATAACCCTTGCCGCACGACCCGACTGAGTAACAACTGAATTAAGTAGATCAGGAGAAATCGCTATAACACCACTAGTTTGATCACCTATTATTTGATAATCATCTTTTAGATATGTATCGAGTATTGTATATGGATCATTTATATTCAACAATTCCATAATAACAGTACCGTCTTCTAATATATCCTCAATTTGTCCAAAAGGTTGATTATAAATCTTATGTCTCTTCTGCACAGCTGCTACACCAGGAGGTTGTTTAAGCATAACTCTATCACCTACTTTAGCTTTATCCTTATCAAAATCTACAACCCAAACCGGATCTCCATAAAGCCATTCAGATGATTTAAAACCTACATAGAGGCTACCATCTGTCTTATAATCAATATTGACAGTAATAGTTTCATCTTTAAAATCACCTTCAAAACCTCTTCCTACATTATCAATATTCATAACAAACTCACCCTTAGCTCGAATTGGTTTACTAATATTGATCTTTAAGTCCTCTATGTTATATTCTAATACTGCAGATATATCGGCAATAGTTTTTTCATTTAACTGTTCCTCAATAGAATATGTACTGTGTACATTTGGAAATAACTTAGTTATAAATCTTTCATCATTTCTAAGAGAACTTGTAATAGCTGCAATAGTGGTTTGTTGTGAATAATTATCAGTCTGCTTCTTTACTGATGATATAAACTTTCCTGCGGGCCAAAGGGCTTTAGGATCATCTTTTAAATCTTTAATAAAACTTTCTTTAGTCTCATTTTTAAAAGAGTTAAACACCATAAACCAATTATCAAACTCATCATTAAGACGTAAGGTTGTAAGCTTTTCTTCAGGTGTAAGTGAAGCACCCATCTCCATCATTTTATTGGTAAGCTTTATTGTGTCTTGATGAAACTGACTTGGATCAGAAGTTGCGGATAGATACTTTTTAATAATAGGCCAAACCTTTCCTATATCACTAATCGCATCAAGAGACTTTCGAGAAATAGCATGTATTCTATAATCGGAATAATAGCTTACTAGAGCTTCTGGATCATTAGATGTCTCTGGATTATCTACGTCTAAAGAATTCATAATAGTAAGTTGATTCTCCATTTCTTGAATCTGCTTATTATTCTTTGCTGCTATTTCAGATAACTTTTCTTTAACTTGAGTTCCTGCTGTAAACTTTAAATTCTTTATTGTAAGTAACTCAGCAAGTACTGCTATTGTAGTATCTTTTTCAAGGTCTACTGTCTGAACTGTATGTCCTGTACCCTCAGATATAATTTTAGCAATATGCTTTTTAATACTATTCCATATGCTTTCTAATAAAGTATATAGTTTTGATTTAGTACTAATTAGATCTGCGGCATGACGCCCCATTAATTCAACAATAGTTTCATCAATATCCTCACCTTCCTTAAGCTCTGGATAATACTTACGTACCTGAGCTAATTCGGCTCGACCTTCTTTAGTTAAAGGAATAGTTCGACGTAACTCAGCATAAAGAACTTGATTCTCATTCTTAATCATATCCAAAAGAATATGACTAAACTCATGAAGTGGTGTATCAAGAGTAGCCTTAGCACTGTTAATAACAATAGTACGTTTACCACCATTCTCAACACTGGCTGCCTCTACCTTCCCTTTCCAAGGTTTATTAGGATATGGCTCCACACGATAAGCATACTCATCACCAAACTTAGCAGCAAGATCTTTAGCTAAGTTCTCTAAAATATCTAAAGCAACAGGAACCCCTGCGCTGGTCGTACGCTCCTTCTGTAATCTCTCTGGAATATTACGAGCCCTGACAGCAAGTTTCTTTCGAACGACTCTAGCACCTCGAATGTCCCCGTTGTATTCTAAGAAGTCTCGATAAGCTTCAAACTCTCCTACTTCGTTAACTAAGGATTTCCACTCTGGTGTATTTTTATTGGGACATACTGCTGCCATAATCTATTGTGTTTTACAAACATTCATTAAATTTTGTACCATCTCATCCGTAGCTGGTTGAGAGTTTCCGTCTCTACCTTTCTGTACAATAGTTCTACCGTCAGCATGGTTTAACATATTAGGATTAACATATCCAAAGTTCTGGTACAACTGATCTGACAAATATATAAAAGTTTTAGTCGCAGTAGCTTTAGCAGCATTCGGCATAGAAGCCTTCTGAGGATCCGCTCCAATCATAGCTTGACCATAACCTTCTTTCATAAAGACTAATGACTGACCTGTTCTAAGATGTTTATGTATTTCCTCTATAGCGTTATCAATAGCCTCCTTAGCTTGTGGATTAACCACAGCTACACCATCCTTACGGTCATCTTTAATGTTCATATCCAAACCACTATAGTTCTTCAGAGTAGTGATACCTATAGTATTCTTTGCTTGAGTTTCCTGGAACTGGTGATCTCTTATACCGCCCATTCCATTAAATGCCTTGTTGTATATGAAAGTCTTCTTAGGATACTTCTCTACATAGGTATACGCTAAATCATTACCACCATGAATACGTGTACCATCAATATCTTGTTGACCACTCTCCTTATTTGTAGTTGGATCAGGAGCTATCTCAGAAATCGTCGTCTCAGAAACATCTTCGCTAAGACTTACAAAATATTGTATGCCTTTATAAATAAAATCAGATGCTCCTTTCCATGGTTTTTTAGTATTCTCTGTTAACTCCTTAGCTTGAGCTGCATTAATTCTTAACCAAGGCATTCCTACCTTATGTTTTTTAAGTAGCTCAATAGAATCATCTAAGGTAAGCTCAACATTCTGATCTTTCATATAGTTCTTCCCTCTAATTCGAACAGCTCTCTCACTAACATTGTTTACTTTATGAAACTGCTCAATGAACTCTAACAGAATTTGCGGCGTAATATTTTTCTTGACAGCCCAATCTAAGTGTGTTACGAACTTCTTAACAGGCTTAGCCATGATATCCAGGTAAGCTTTCTGTGGTACAATACGCACCATAGAGAACTGACTCTTCGTATCAAGACCTGACTGGAGTAACGCTACAATAGAAAAGCGCTTAAAGAAATCACTAATTCTTTTATTATCTACAGGATCTGGCACCTTCTTTTCATTAGGATTAGATAACTTCATAAGGTTTTCATGATACACATTCATCTTATCAGTATTCATGGATGTAACATCCAACTTAAGATTCTGCATATCCAAGCCTTGCTTAGAATTAGAAGACAGTTGATTTATAATACTATATTTTTTACCTAAAGCATCATAAGTCTGACGTAGTTGTAAAAACTGCTGAGCGAAATTGTCATCACTCTGGAAAATCTTCCAGTGGTTAAATGTGTTATCGAGCGCTTTATCACGTAGATAATTCTCATAAGCCACCTTACTAATTCGATCCGCAAACTTAGCCTTAGTTTCTTTCTCACGTGGCTTCAGCTCAACAGCTACTACGTTACGTTTCTGACGATACTCAGTAGAATCTTTGATCTCAGAATAAGGTAAAGTACTGCGTAAATATGCACGTTCAAACACGAAGTTATAATACTGACCAGGTGTATCGAAAGCCATACTTGATACAGTAGATAATCCCTGACGAATATATTGACCACCAGTATATCCTTTAAGGGCATAGTCTTTCTTCAAACGGTTCCTGTCGAAATAGAGGACGCCATCTACTACAAGAGCACCATGCTCAAGTGAAGTAACGGTCTCTATTGGCGTGGTACTGTTGGTAATGTATCCACGATAAGAATCCATCTTATTAATATCAAAACTACGAACAGCATTTTGAAAGATAAAACTCGGTAGATCATTACGAAAAGCATTCGCAAACTGTTCATTATTACCAAAGGTTTCATTGATGATTGTTTTACCTTCAGAAGAACTCATTAGATCATAAAGTACTTCATTAACCTTTTCGTGGTTACGTAGTTCGAATAGTTCTCCCCAGACCTCTAACTGAAAAGGTTGGATATAGAAACTACCAATAGGAGAATCATTCAAGATATCATCAACAATAGTATGTGGAATCCGGGCATCGTCTTTCAATTCCTCAATCATCATTGTTCTGTTCTGAGCTTCAAACAAAGTTCCTGATCTAGAGGTATCAACGTTCATACGAAGCTTAACATCTCGTACCGCCTTACCCATATTCTCGATCTCTAAAAAATGTAAGAAAGCAGCTCTCTCAAATTCTGAATACTTATGTACCTTATCTTCAACCTGCTCCTTAGCAAATTTGGTAATAACGGTCTTCATCTTAGTAGAACTTAAATGACCATCAGTTAAGACCTTACCTTTAATCTTATCTTTCGCCTCATTATTGATTGTCTTACCTATAACTTTAGGATCTAAGTCTTTTTTCTTCATGTTAAATCCATACTTAGGATTAGATAAGATCTCAGCTCGGGCTTTATTCTGAAAGAAGTTTGGATTACTTGGAGCCTTACCAAGAGGTTCAGCAAAAATACTCTTAGCTATCTGCATTTCCTCAACATATTCACGTACCATTGGCATAGATGAAAGATATACAGCATGCTTAATTGGGACTCCTGCTTGAATCATAAATAGTAAAGTAGGAGATACTTCCTTGTTTCCTTGTATATTAAAGATCCAAGCATTAGCCGCAACATCGACCCATCCATTAATCATCTGGTTAATGACATCTGAAATCTTATGAACCCCCTCAGCATCCATAGTATGAGACAATGAAATAGCTTGTTCATCACCAACAGTAATTGTATGATGAGGTAAAAATAATTTCTGACGGTGATATTTCTTCCACTTCTTAAAATCGGCCTTAGACAAATCTTTCTCACGACCCGCCTTTATCTGAGCATTAATCCTTTCAAACTCAGTAGTAGTTGTACCTGCAGTTGGTTCCATACGAGCCCCAATCCTATTAAAAACTACATTGTATGTATTATCAACAGCACCTAATCCAAGTGTTTCCTTACCTACTTTATTAGAAGCATGCTTATATAAGTTATAATGAACCTCAAGTACGCGAGTAGGGGAGATAACTTCTTTCTCTTTACCATTTACCATTTCAGTTCTTGTCTCACCAGTAATGGTATCCTTGGGATTAAAATCCATAACTAATGGACCCAACTCCTCAGCCAAAGGTTCAAGGATATCTATATTATTAGGACGTACTAAACTGGAGAAATTCTCAGGCAACTCAAGAATCCCTCTTATATCGTCGATAAGGTTATTCTCTATTGCTTTCTCACCAGCACCATGTAACAGATTCTGTGCTTCGGCAAGCTCTTCATAAAATGGATTTAAGGCTTGTTTCTGTTCTGCAGATATCTCATGAATCTTAGCATTCTCTAGCTCAGAGAAAAAAGCTGTAAACTGAGTCTCAAGTAAATCAAGCTTAGCCTCAAGAGCTTTAATAGCACTAGTAGCTCTCTCGAGACGTTCCTTATCTTCTATAGTCTTTTCTGGCTTAGTATTTAACTCAGCTTGCAGATCCAAGAAGTAATCCAATTTGGTATCAACATCTTTCTTCTGAGGATACCAATCGTTTTTAAACGTTTCAGCAGCTTCCTTCTCAAAAGCTATATCATTAAACTTTTTAGTAAACTCTTTACGAACACTTTGTATCTTCTTTTTAATAGACCGTACATCATCTTGCAATGTCTCATAACTCTTACCGGTATTCAATTCTTTAATAAGTTTTGTAGTACCGTTAAGCACAGCTAGGTTAGGCATCATAACAGTTAACTTATCAACATCAAAATCGGATCCTGTCTTGGCAACAATCTCGGCAGGCGGAATAATAATATTACCAGCCTCGGTTGGAAGAAACTCGTATACCTCCATGAACTCCATAGAGTTAAGTCCCTGAACTGGAATACGTACACCGACCATAGTGATCATTCTGCGATTGTCATCCATGTTCAGCCAGTCTTCATCTTTAAGCAAAGCATTAAGACGTTCGATTGAACCTATCTCATTACCATCTTTATCTTTAGCCTTAAGTAGCTTTTTAAAATCCCCCTGAAGAGCAACCTTAACCTTCATAGCGACAGTCTTGCCATCAGCACCTTCATGATACGTAGGTAAATCATTAGTACCATATTTACGTTTATCTTCATCCGTTGGGTTACTATAGTTACGACCTTCATCATCAGCAATATTCTCAAACATTGCACCTGATATCTGGATCAAACCTTCACCAGTAACCTTCTGCTTCACTAACCTCTTTGTTACAAGAGCATTAAGCAGACGTTCTATTTTATCTGCACTGAGTGATAGGGACACATCATGTTGCATCTTTCCTTTCACAGTATCCAAAAATCTAATCTCATGATCAGCTAGATCCTGACGGGTTAATTCTTTCTGAACAAACTTGAGCAGATCCGAGATGTTTCCAGTTACTCCATCCTTAGTTTCTTTCCAATTAATATCACGAAGTAACTCCTCTTTCTTTAACTGGGTAAGTCGACGAATATTACGTTCATAACGCTTAAGCTTTCTATAACGGTCAGACTTAGCAATACGTTTAGCTTCGCCATCTTTAGCTTTACCCAACTTATCCCAAGCAGCAATACGATCATCAGCTTTCTTACCAACCATGAAGTCAGTAGGGACACCATTCTCCATAAGCCCATCTTCAATAAGCTTACGCATCTGAGTCGAGAAGATCACCTTGTTCTTATACTTAGGAGCAATCTCAAGTTGATCCTTAAGATACTCCAGGAAGATTGTATTCTTGGTAAAAGGAACTTCACTTAACTTACGATCCTTATCATATCCCTCATCTCTTAAAAAGTTTCCCTCAGCATCAACATTAAGTTCAGTTGTAGGATTACCATTCTCATCTAATACATAAGGATTTGTCAGAGTACCAACCTTGGACCCTGACTCAAACAAAGTATAATCAATACCTTCAGCCATCATCTTCTCATGTAACTTCTCAAGTTTAGTATTCTTGATTGCTGTTGGTATAAGAGGAAAGAGGTTAAACTTATGAAGTGCAGTTACTGGAAGACCTTCCGTTTTCAATGCACCGAAATACTGCACCTTATAACTAGAAAAGAATACAGAAACCTTAGTCGAGTCATACTCACGACCATTAACAATGTCTTTGTATAATTCTTCATGCTCATCAGACCAGGCGCCCTGAGCTGTTTTTAAGATACGATAAGAGTCAAAACTAATATACCCTTGGGCATCAGCTTCATTCATATTACCTTTAGCATATGGATCAGCTTCTTTATTACCAGTAGCTTTAGCATATTCCTTATGATAAACAGAACCAACCTCACTATCCTGAATAATAGCTGTCTCCATAGTACCATCAAAATCCTTATATCCATTCTCTCCACCATAAGCCTCAGAATATTTCCTACCTCGAATCTTATTGACGTAATTTTTCATGGCAGCATCAGTACGGAAGATTCGACCAGTAGAACCAGCACCAGCATTCCTTTTATGAAACTCCTCCTTAATGTGGTTATACTGCGCTAGATCTCCATAGATGATACTTAAGGACTCAACATTATGGATAAAAGAATTATAGACATAAGAATTAATTAAGGCCTTCTTAGTCTTCGCATCATCAAACTGAAGAAGATGATTCCGAGCAGTACCTTCTATCTTATCAACCAAGCTATCAGAAATAAACTCATTACCAACCATCAGCTTAACAACAGTATCAGTCTGCTCTGCAAAATAGTTGGATAGATCCTGAACAATCTTTGCCTTCAAAGCATTACTCTCTGGAGTAGCAGTATCAAGATACTCAATCAGATCATCCTGCTCAAGAATCAGCTCCTTGGTTTTATCCAGAAGAATATCATCAAAGGCAGTAAATTTAAGACCACGCTCCATATATCTAAAATCAAAAGGACCATCTGGTTTAGCATACATCTGCTCCATTATTCTAATCCTCTGCAACTCAGCATTAATATGAGGAATCAAAAGATTAGCAGCTGCTCCGTTATAGGAAGATGGTTCATCTAGGAATGTCACATTATCAATATATTGATTAGAGCCTTCTCCATTCAGAGGAAATATCTTAGTTAAAGAAACAGAGAACGACGTTCCTTTATCAGAGTGTCTCATCAGCTCAGGGAGATGTTCTTCAGTATTTAAATGAAAATCCATGATCAGCTTAGCAAACTTATCAGCTTTAGCTGAGGCTACACCTTCTGTTGTATCTTTTCCTTCCTGTTCCAACATAACACCACTTAGGTTGTTTAGTCGAAGCTTAACCTCTTCTCCATTAACCTCACGCTTTTGACCAAATAAAACTGGATCATTAGCATCCATATGGAAAATAGAATTCAACCAGATAGAAGCCTTAGCAAATGGGTTCCTCTCTATATCGAGATGAGCCATATGAGGCATATCTATTAAATCCTGATAGCTCTTAGCGTAGTTAATAGCATTAACCGTAATGGTAAGTGTATTATTTTGACTATGTTCAAACTGAGTATTACCCTCAGCATTAGTCACCATAAAATTATTAAGAGTATTCGAGTATCTAGCCTCTAGCTCCATTAGCGTTTTATAGATCTTACCTTGTCCTTCTCCATAAACATAAAACTTTTCGACACCTGGAGTACTAGGAATCAAATATGGAATTACTTTAGCTTTCTCACCTTTTTTCAATTCTTTTTTCTGCTTGGATTTAGGCATCTCCAAATCTTTATTCAGATCAGCCATACTGCGAATCTTCCAACCCTCATCGCCTTTGGCATCTTTACCTCTAAAAACATAGAGACGTTTAAGATAAAAGATAGCTGATTTTATAATCTCTTTATCTTCAAGTCCCTTACGAATGACATCCTTATCCGAGAGCTTAATGCCAATAGCATTATAGAACTCCCAAACATTATTGGATAAAGCCGAAAATGGAAAATCTTCTATTACTCTTTTAACATCAAGATAATTACCCTCATCATCATTCTTCATATAATAACCCGGATCACCCTTTGTATTACTAGGAATTACAGAAGCAAATTGTGACTGCCAGTCACGACCAATTCTTTTATGATCAGCAGATGCCTCACCTATCTTTGACTCATATGTTACATTACCCTTATCATCAACAACCTTTTCTACAGTCATCTGCATTAGAGGAACTCTAGTCAAGTTAAATGTCTGCCAGAATTTAGACCACAAATCTGTTTCTGTAGTAGATAAAGTAGATAGCGGGCCAAGCTTATTAAGCAGCTGCTTGAATGGAGGATAGTCCTCCGCCTCTGCAAGTAACGCGGCTTCCATAGCCTCCGGCCCTGGTTTATTAGAAAGAGACCGTGCCAATCTATTCCACACCTCAGTAAAAGGCGCTAGTTTAGGAGCACCAAAGTTATCCTGCCCTATTTCGCCAGTATCCTCATTCACTTCAAACAACCCATGAAGCAAATAAACAATCTCACGAGAAGCAAGCTCAAGTGAAGAGACCTCATTACCAGACTTATCATACATAGCTTGACGACCTTTAACCATAAGATCAGTCTCACTCATATTATCTTCAGCAAAGAATAAGTCTACAATTTCCTCAATGATGTAACGAGACTTCTTAGCGTGATACGCCATGACTCCTTTAACGTTGTTACTATCATCCGTAGCATTATTAGAAAAGTTCTCTACATCACCGAAGTGTACAAGAGCATACCAGATATCTCGTATGGTCTTATCGAATTGTGCTTTCTCTGTTCCAGTGGTTGCTGCTTCTCTCTTAGCTTCTAATTCATTATGCAGCTGTGCCATACGAACTTTTACATACTTATAAGTACGTTTCGTATCCTCTTGTGTATTAAATAGAGTAGAGGTATACTTATAGGTTGACTTAGCTTTAAGCCCCTCTATAGTATTTTTAGCTTCCTTAAGCTCTGCTCCTTTTAATTCACCATTTGCTACCTGATCTTTAAGTGCTGCTATTCTTAATGCTTCTTCGTCAGTTACTCCAGGAATAGCATTTAATACATCAGCCCATTCTGATACTAAAGCATCAATCATATTAACAATTCCTTGTGAATTTTCATAATCCAACTGGTATTGCATATCTGATTCTGCATCAAAAGGTTGTATACCTTGATTTAACTCACCGAACTGAACGTTCTCTGCAGAGTGGGTATATTCAGTAAGATTACCTACACGAAGTTTATCATATAGTTCTTTGATCTTAACATTAGCACGTTCATCCAATGCCATCTGTGTAACCGTAACTCCTTCGAATAACGCCTTAAGTGCATTAAGTATCTTCTGGAATATGTTATTACGTACCGGAGCATTTTTAATGTTTTTACCTCCAGATAACATATATGTTCTAAATTCCTCAGCCAAATACTCTTCAAGCTGCAACTCTGTAGCAAATGCAAAAGATACTAGATTGTTATGATGATCTTTAAAGGTTCCTTTTTTCTTACGTGCTTCACTGTAAAGTTCTTTCTTCTGTTCTTTAGTTAGATATGCTTGAGTGAACGCATGCCATGCCTCATGATATACATCAGAGAAATCTGCTCCTTTATATAAAGTAATACCGGCCATAGACCAGCTCGCTACTGCGGAACCTTTCTGATTAACCATCTTCATTAAAACCTTTAGAGGAAAATGTTCTGATAGTGGATGATTCTTATACCATTCCTCAGCTTCTTTCATCTGAGTAGATGTAGCTTTCATCTCATCTACTTTACGATCAAGATTCTTATGTAGCTTAGTATTATCTCTATGCTCCTGAATAAGCTTTGCTATAGGATCATCATTAAACTCATCAGTTAATGATTGTGGACGTGGTTTATTAGCTTGAGACTTGGTTATTATACTTTCAGCATAATCCTCAGCTTCTATCTTACTCAACTCTTCAACCATAGGTTCAAAGGTCATGTAGGCATTAAGTCTAACAATCTTATCTTGACCATTAAGTGTATGATGTACCGTATAATGTTTCTTGATGAATTCCTTATAAGATACCGGCTCAGTAATCATACGTACGGTACCATCATCAAGTCTATCCATAGCCTTGATATCTTGGAGTTTTCCGCTAATAAGAGATTTGGCTGTATGAATCTTAGCGTACTCTATAACACGATAGGTCTTACCTCCATCTTTATCTGTATAAACAAGAATGTCATTAAGTTTCCATTGATCTCTCGGCGTAGTAGAGGAGATCTTTCTTCGATCATTAATTTGGTCAGTTGTAATTCTACGAACAGGGCTGAGCACAGAAAAATGTTCTGTAAGCTTCTTTCTGGCAATTTCACGTTGTTCAGAAGTATTAGTCTTAAGTCTTTCAGTATATAATAAAACATCACCAGTATCCGGATAAAATCTAAAATTACCTTCCTCAGTGTTAATATAATCATTCAGGATCTTCCGTTTACGTTGGTTGGTTATTGGAACTCCAAACTTATCCACCACATCATCAATAAGCAATGAAGTAAGAAACTCACCATAGGGTGTATCCTTAAGAGCGGGTCTCTCAGCTACAATAGGATTACCATGTAATGAATCTAAAATAAAGTATGTTTCACCTTCTAATAAACCAGGTACCTCGAAGTTAGAAATAACAGTTACTGGATCAAACTCATCAGGACTATCAAAAGTAATATCACTTATTGGAGTATGCACATTCCAGTCAAATGGAGAATAACCTAAAGATCCTCCGTTAATCTTAAAGGTGATACTATTATTAGCATCTTCCTTAATATAATTACGAATGCTCTCAATAAGCTTAATCTCTCGTTTAATGGTAGTCTCGGCCTCTGCTACAGTAATGTTTTTCATGGCAGCTAGAGACTCTGCTCTTTTACGATCGTTCTTAGTTAATTTAATATTACCGTCCTTATCGTAAATCTCTTTCTTATTGGCCCTACGTAGATTATAATACATTAATGTACCTACATCTGCTACATTACCTTCCGCATCAAATCTCATAGGTTTACCATTCTTATCTACAAGCATCATAGCAACGCCTGATTTAAGTTGCGCATCAGACAACGTACCTGGCTTTCTATCTCCTTTAGCTATCTCACTTAAAGAAACAGCCTTGAGGAACATAGGTCCTTTGCTTTGAAAATCCATAAGTGAACTATCATAGTCAGCAAGACCTAAACCTTTGATAATGGCTCTTTTTACTTTATAATAAATAGACTGTTGTTTATCTGGGACATTATAATTAGGATCATTCTTCTTCATGGACAAAGCCTCTTGCCCTAGATCGGATAAAAGAGTTGGGGCGTATGCTTGGAACTCTCCTTCTTCTTCTCTAACTGAAGGAACTTGTCCTGTAGATCCAGTAAACGTTAAAGCAGGACGAGTTGGTGGAGCTGTACCTTCAGCCATCTTTTCAGCCTTCTCCTTATCAATCTCCTCTTCAGTTCTAAAGTCTTGATCCTCATTAAGTATTTCAAGTATATCTGCTACACTCTCAGACGTACCTAAATAATCTTCCATGTATTCAGCACCACCATCCTCCTCTACTTCGAAGATTAGGTTGGTAATATCTGATTCAACAAGACCTCTATCTTTAATTAAGGTCTTAAGTAATTGAGTATCGTTATTGATAACCTGCTTAATAAAGATAGGAGTAAGACGAGCTGCATCAATAGCAATTTCATGACCAAAGTCTTCTTTGATCTCATCATATACATTTTTTATAAAAGACTTAAGTTCAAAGGGAGTTCCTTTTCTTAACATTTGCGTTAGTTCAGCTGCTACTGTTGTTCTAATCTCTCTCTGAGCCTCTTGACCCAACTTACAATTTATTGCCATCTATTTACAGTTCTTTTTAAGAGCGTCTTTTCTCTTTTGCTTTTGTGCTTCTACATCTTCATCTGTCTCACCGGCTTTCTTACCAGCCTCGGTATCTTCTCTTGCTGTATCTTTGATCTCTTTAGTCTCCTTCATGCTTTCATCTGAAGTATCTGAATCGTTAGGAGTAATTTTCTCAGGAGTCATCTTCTTAATTACACTAGGTTCTTTCATAGCCTCGTTCGGTACGTATTTGATCTGCTCCTGTACCTTATCTCGATATACTCTAAATTCATTCTGAGTTTTAGGATTTACAAGCAGTATAGTTTTGTTCTTAGGATTAGCATTTACCACCTCCATCATATGACCACTCTTCATTTGAACAATCATTCCATTCTTAATCTTATCAGCAGTAAATGAGAAAGCCAGTCTATCTAAAGTATCCTCAATAACTTCATCAAACCATGCTGCAGTAAATGACTCATCCCCCTTAAGAATGTGTTCAGTAAAAATAGATTGAGCTTTAGCTTTGGCTATTTTAAACTCCTCCATAGTTATAGGTTCAGCAAGCAGCTCAACAATCTCTACCTTAGCTTCATTAATTAACTCCTTAAGGTTAGCTTCAGTACTTAAATCTTCAGCCTCATATGATGCCTCAGCTTCTTCTTTACTCAATCCTATATCAATAGCATTTTCTATCTCAGCATAACTCATGATATTAGTATCCTCACGAGTATATCCACCAAGAGCTACAAGATCACGACGCATTTTCTCTGTCTTAATCTTATCTTTACTAGTCTTCTTAGGTCCAAAAAATGTTTCGATTATCTTCTCTGGTTTAGCGAAACCGCTATCTCTAACCCAATTTCTAAATGCATTACTCTGAGAAATTTGCAAGGGATTCATCTCAGCAAAACCGGGAAGCATTGGATCTTCTTTAGTAAGCTCCATGTCTTTATTACGGTTTATAAAACCTTCAACCAGTCTTTCAACAAGTAGTTCTGGCATTCTCTCTACAGGAGTATCTCTTGTTACTTCAAATGCTTGAGCTTTGTCTCCAACCTCAGCCTCTTCTGTAGCTTCTTTTACTTTAGACTCAGCATAACGTTTATCTAATGCACCAAGCTTCTTATCAAACTTCTCATGAATCGCATCAATTTCTTCTTGTGGAACTTCTACTTCGGCTTCCGTAGGAACAATCCCACCTTCGAACTCACCTTCCCATGGTTTAAGCTTACCGTTATCTAGACTATCTAACCAGCTTTTCTTACTGATAGGCTTGCGTTTCTTACCATCAACCTTAGCATATACTTCCTTTTCAGTTACCTCGGTAATTGTATATTCCTTACCGGTAGCACTTACCCATTCTTCACCAAGGAGTGGTGCTCCTGGCCATTCACGTTCTTTTGTACCTGGAAGTTGAATTGTTTTACCATCTGGTGTTTCATACGGAGTAGTTTGAGTCAGGGTACCTCCACTATCTTGTTGTGTTGGTTGAGCTTTTATTTCTCCAATTGTTATACTACCATCCTCTTTAATGTGTTGTACTTTAAACTTACCTTTAGGAATAGTTAATACATCACCTTTTATTTTAACTTCACCTGCTTCTCTAACTACATTATTTACATCTACAGCATCTTTTGAAATCTGAATAAGAGTCCAGCCTTGTTCATCAATTTCCATTAACATCTCTTCAGCATCAAGGACATCAGATGCTAAATTCTTAGCTACTTCTACTTGACCATGTCCATAGTCTACGGCTGAATCAAGATTATCGGTCATAGATACACCAGACCCTTTTATTCCCGCTTTTTCATATAAAGGATCTATCTTACCATAAATAACTAAATTACCATCAACATCTATTTCAGGTTCTCCCATCTGTCCTCGATAATAACTTACGTCATCTTGAACAATTTCATGAATTTCTCCTGCTGCTTGTTCCTGAAGTTCTTGTAAAGCTTCATCACGTTGAGCTTTTATTTTCTCCTTGGCATCTTCATACTCCATCTTCGTCATAGGAGCATCTACGCCACCGATCTGACCCGTGATGATATCTATAGCTGCATTAAGTACCGTACCCGTAGTATTCTTTTTACCGAAAGTATTTTTCAGCATTTGTAATACTCGTGTAACAAAGCTATCCCAAATAGTTTTATTCTGAGGATTATGCTCATGTGGGATACTACCTAAAAACTTTTGGAATACATAATTGGACATGGCCTCAGCCACGAACTCCGCATTATCCATTAAACCGTAATAAGGTTTACCTGGTCTTCTCACAAGACCTTCCGTCTTATCTTCTGCTTCTGACTCGTAATGAGCCAGCGTCTTCTCCCTTAGTTCGGTGATCTGTTCATTATAAGCCTCATCTGTAGCAAGAGCTTCTACAGTAAGTCTATGCGTTTCTTCATGTAGAATAACAAACTCTATAGGTGATGAACCTAACCTATACTCACGAGAACTATATCTAGCGTCAATAGTAACTACCCCACCTTCATCATCATGTTGATAGGATCCTGGTGAATCATGGTTCTTTACAAATTTAATAGTAGCTCCAAGTGGAACATGATTCATATATGCTCGAGCAAGTGCTTTTTCTCGTTTGGTTGCATGAGGGCTATCAGTAATGGCTCCTAATACATCCATAGTAGAAACATCTGATGACTCTGCCTTCGGATCGAATCCATATTGTTCAGCTAGGTCTTTATATGTACGTCGATCATTGAACTTCTTACGTCTTTTCTTGGTAGAGAATGTAGTTTCAGCAACATGTTCTGGAATCTCCTTACCAGAGATCTCCATATGTTTATTGACAATCTCTAATGCCTTTGTAAATTTCTTAGTACCTCTCTGAATTTCGTCCTTTGTATTAACATCATAAAAAGTCTCTGGTCTATCACCATTTTCTTTTAATGCAGTCCAGTCTTCTGGATCAAAGAATATCCCTGCATCATATAATTCGTTCAGGAACTTATTCTCTCCTTTAGCATCAGCATATGCCTTAAGCATTATACCAATTTTTACCTTCCTATTCTCGTAGTTATATTGATTAATCTCCGCAATAAGTTGAACATGTTCTTTAAAAGCCCTAGGGTTCATCAAAGTATTTACTGCTGAGGTAAGTCTTTTAGAGTCATCTTTTAACTGGAAGTAATCAACTATTTTCTGAAACGTTTCCGCAAGGTTATCATTAAAGATTGGCTGGTTGTGTTTTTGACCTAAGTGTTTAATGTATTTTTCAAAAGCATCAGCTGCAGCATTAAACTTATCCTTATTTTCCTGTGTCATTTCCGATCCAGGAGCGTCTACTGTATCTTCACCAACAGATACATAATCAGCCATAGTTTCTTCATAACTCTGAAGCAACTTGTATGTAGTTTCTCGATCCTTACGTATTTTCTTAGTCTCCTTAGATGCTGTGCCTTCTTCAGTATCCATAAGCTTCATCTGAGCTTCTATATCCTGAAGTTCTATATGAATATCTTCAAAGTTGAATAGCTTATTGAAATCGCTTACAGGAATATTATTAAGGTCAGATGACTCCTTAGCTGTCTTAAGAATATCATTCATTCGCTCTAAGGTTCTATCGAAAGAATGTCCCATAAAGATTGCATTCTTCTGAGCCTCACTCCAAGCATCATGTGCTTTTATAGCTTCTATACGTTCTACACCTGAAAATTGATTAGGGTTAATTGGATTAGGAAACTGCTTCTGCATTACATCATAACGCTTCTCGATATCTTTAGCTCGACTTACTGCTTTATTAATACTGGCTTTATATCCCTCAACTGATTTAACACCTGGTATTGCTAAAATATCTTCATCACTTAAGTTTAACTCTTCCTTAAGTTGTTCAACCATGCTATCAAATCTACCCATCTCAAGGGCTGTCATAGCATGTGAAAAATGAGAATCTGTCTTTAAATCTCTAAATGTTTTCTCATCACCCGCATTATCTGCCTCAATCATAGCAGCAGCAAGTTCATGTTGCTCCATCATATTCTCAAGATCGGGTGCCAAGAACTTCTTAGGATCTTCATAAAACTCATTAAGAATATTAATTGTTTTATTAAGCTGCTCGTCTTTTTTAGCTTTAGTTTCCTTATATGATTCTCTTCCCTTCTTACTTAACCGACCTTTACTTTCCCAAGCTCCTGTTATTAGTTTTTGTGGACCTTGTACCATACCTCCCATTAAGAAACCGGATCCAAAGATCTCGAGTCCTTCAGCAGAAGCCATATGCTCTAAGTTCTCCCCTAGTACGTTCATATAACCACCCGTAAGTATATTAGCTTTAGAACCTCTATTCTTATAGTAATCCATGGTAGCTCCAGAAATAGTTTCCTGAGCAATTTCCTGAAGACCTTCTGCAAAGTTAGCTTTGAAGTAATTTCTACCACTTCGAAAATATGATTTAGGATTCTTAGCTGTCTGTACAAGACCTTTCCAACCTTTCTCTAATTTACCATAACCTATTCCTTTGGTAAATGAAAACTTACCTTTACTAGCTACCTCAATAATATCATCAGTTAGTCTTTTAACGGGACTAAAAGTCTTGAACATATTATCAAAGACAATCTTGTTGCTAAAGAATATAGTAGGTAGATTTTGCCATGCCGCACTATGACCTGCCGCAATAGCTGTGTTTGTTATTTCGTCCGCTTCTTTATCAGTAGGAGGACGACCGTTTTTTTCTATAAACTCAGCAAGAAGCTCCTTAGACATTTGATTCTGAACCAGCCCTCCTTCAAGAGCAGATTCTCCATAAGCTAATCGGATATTACGAACATCACGATAAAAAGAAGCAAAGCCTAAAGTAGATGTAGCTAAACCATCTAGGTTAGTCAGTTTACCGCTTTTCTTTGCTTTGTAGAACGCTGTTGTTGATGATAACGGATTTATAAAACGACCTGCTGCGTTTCTTGTATTTAAGAAAAACTTCTTAGCCTTACTAACGTCTTTAAGATTATCAAGAGTGTTCATTATCTTCCTACTGACTTTGAATCCCTCTTTAATCTTCATCGCTGCTCGAGTAAAACGAGCAGCTGCAATAGATCCAGTTACAGGAGCAGCTGAACCCAGTGAAGCTCCTGTAATTAAAGCTAGTCCTATTTCCTCAATAGCTAACTCACCTAAGATACCAAAAGTATGTCCTGTATTAAGAAACAAGTTATTTAGAAATTCAGTAGTACCACCTCTTGTACTAGAACCAATTGCCATATGATGCTCAAACTCCTTAGCTGTTTTAGCATCGCTATGACTACCAAAACCAGCAGCATCTTTTAGACCAAGCCATCCTAAAGAAGCCCATTCACCATATGTTCTACGAAGATCGCTTAAAGCAGATGAGTTTTCGTTATAGAAGGATTCGTTATCTCGGAAGGGTGTAAACCCAAGTTTATCAAAGCTAGGATGTTCATAATATCTTTCGTAGAAATGATGATCCACACCGGCGCCAAAGAGTTCTTGTTGACCTGATGCTAATGGATTAAATGCTGCTGAAGGAGCTGTAGACTTAAAATCACTCCATGCCTTTCTTACATAATTACTATGAGGATTACCTGTCTCAGGTGTTGTTGGAAGTTCTGGTTCTACTCCAGGTATCTTATCACCAGGCATATCATTGATAGCCTGAAGAAGTTCATCACCTGACATGTTTAATGGATCTATATCATCCCTAGTAGAGGGATCAGAAACATCCATACCCGCTAGGCTCTGAGTAAGTAACGCATGGGTGTCTAATTTTGGCATAACCTAAAATATTAAAGTTGTGATGGATCGGTGGTATAATTAGGATGATTAGACATATAGAATTGCATCTCATCATCATAAACAGGTTGAATAATAGGTGCAAATTCATTAAGAAATCTGTTCTTAATTACGTCTGGACTTGTTCCTGGAGGGGAGTATTCATTAAGGGTTATCCAATTAACTTTGCCTTCTTTATTAAGACCATCATACATTCTGCCTGTAAGCTTGAATCCACCATTCTCCTTATCCCGAATAAGCCTAACATTATCAAATATATCATTATAACCTTTAATTTCATGTTGACCTGTCCAATATAAATCTTCTTCAAGAGAAGTTTTAGATGTACCCTGAGCAAAACCGTTAGTTGCTCCTTCTCTCTAAATATACCTTTGTTGGCATCACTACCTAAATATTCCTTCATATAAGGCTCATTGAATTTTATATTAAGAGCAGTCCAGTCACGAGTACCTCCAGCAATATCTTGATAGGTTACGTTTAACACAGGTCGATTTCCTTCTTTAGGACTAGCCATATTAAACATGTCCTGATAGAGTTGATTAAATATAGGCATTAGGTCTGCCTTATGCTCAACATCTTCCATTTCAGCTTGAGGACCTTCTAAAGTAAGTCGCATATCACCGGTACTTGCTCCTAGAACGTCACTAAAGAAACTCATAACATTCATAGTGGCTCCACTCTTAATAGCTATGGGATCTACTCTAGCGTAGTTTATTCCTCTTGCAGCATAGCTGTCGTTACCCATAAGCCCTAGATACATTGCTCCACCTTCCGGTGTAGCATGTTTTGAGAAACCGTTTCTCCATGCCACATCTAAACCAGCTCCTGTGGGTGTGATAAACTTATTCATATTAGGATTAGAAATACCATATTCTTTCTCTGCTTTTTCCCATGCTGCATCCTGTTCATCTGCTGGTAATTCTGAAATAAGCCCAGAAATTGTTCTTGTTCTCCTAGCCATAGGGTTAGGCAAAAGACTTAAGGTTGTTTCCAATAGCTTATTTGATAACCCACCTTGACCTTCACGCGCCCTAGAATCCATCCATGTATATATACTAGGACTATCTTTTATTGCTCCGTAACTATCACCATAATATACCTCCATTAATCTTTCAAGGACCTTTGGATCAGCCGGGTCTTGTTCGGGATTAGCATCTAAATAACTATGTGCAAATTCTCGAGCACTACGTGGTTTAAAGTTCTCATCAAAATAATGATCTAAATAGGGTTTATATTCTAAGAAACCAGTATCCCCTTTCATCTTACCAAGAACATCTTCATTCTCTGACATAAACCAGTTATTCAACTCATCAAGAACCTGTTCCTTATGATCAATTATGCTAAGGTTGTTTAGAGTACCTGTATCTGTATTCCAAGCCCCAAGATACTCCCTCTGTACTTTTTCATCTTCATTCTTAGGTATAATAGGTCGAATCTGACTATCGAATATATTATCAATAGCTGTACCACTAAGTCCTGAACCATAATCAGCAGTAAGGTATTGCTCAAAATCTTTAGTATGCATAGCTTTAACTTTATCCGCTTTAGATAAACTATCCCATTGTTCTTTAAGACGCAAGCCTCCTTCAGCCCGTTGTCCTTTTATAGTACTTGTAACGCCCTCTTCAAAAGTGGAATACTTCTCCTCAGTATTAATCTCATTAATCATAGCCTCACCAAAGGCAACTAAATCTTCAGAGGCGATACCCTTAAATTCTTCACCTCGAGACTGTTCTTTAACCCGTTCAAGATAATCTTTAATCAACACTCTCTCGGACTTACTAAAGTCATTACGACCTTCTTTTATCATATCCTCATAAACAACAGCTGCACCGTCGTCATCTAAATTAATTTCGCTTGCTCCGGTTACATCATCTACCGTATTTGGAATATTCTGATCAATATCACCAATCTCCATCTGTTTTTTCTCCCAAGCTTCTGGGTCTAGCTTATACTTTTCAAGAGCAATATCATATTGGAATTTCCTTTCAGCAAGTGCTAATCTATTAGATTGCTTAACGTTTTCTAATGCATATGGATCAGCTTCCATTTTAACAGAATAATCCTTATAAGCAAGTGTTTCAGCAGCTCCTGTAATATCCCCTTGTAATAAGAAAGAGGCCATAACCTTATCTAGGTTAGCACCCATTGCTCTTCTTAAAGCAGGATCTTGTACATTTTTAATATAACCATTGGTGTTCTCTATGACTTTTCCAGTAGCATCAATCTGTTGCTCATATTCATTAAGTGCTTGATACTGTCTAGCAAGGGGACTATTTGGAATAGTACCTTCCTTAGTAATTCTATCTTCAAGATTACTTTTCTGACCAGTATTCATATCTTTCTGAAAAGTAATATCCTCCTCCATTTGACCAAACATAGCTTGCATGCCTTGGATCATCTGATCAGCATATGCCTGTTCAGCACCTGCTTCACCACCATATTGATTAGCGTTTCCAAAGATCCACTCCTTACGTTGAACATAAGCCTGAGCATTATAATACTCCTGAATAGAAGGATCATTAGCAAATACTCCTGTAAATAAATCAGAAAGTGGTCTTATAAGATTGGGACCGTTCTTAGTTGTGTAAATGTATCTGCCGTTTACCTGATCAATCTCAATGTTAAGTCCAGCATCTTTAGCAAGCTTAACCGCCTTCTCCATAACATTTTGATATGAAGCAAATTTACTGTTCTGCATACCTAATGCATCTTGATCAGAAGCCTTACGAAACTCATCTGCTTTATAGTTTAAAGCCTTAACACCATCTTCCCAGTAAGCCCCACCACACTTCTCAATGTCTACACAGTTCCTGAAACTTTCGGCTCTGGTAAGCTCAGATTGGTAGTTCTTGGTATAGACCATGTCCTTGACGATATTTTCGTTGTCGTAGATCTGAGTAAAAAGGTCGGAAGCTGCACTAACGTTCTCTCGCAGTGAGAGGTCAAGTCCGGATATCTTCTGTATATCATTATTAATTGCTTTAAAGAACTGATCACGAGATTCAATGTTTTGATCACGCAACATAGGAGCATTAAGTAAAGATCCGTAAAGGTTACTCAACTGCTTATGAGAAGCATCATATTGACCTTGCTTCATTTGAAGCGCACCAGAGTAAAAATTATAATCTGGTTTGAATGGTTGAATCTGCGGTATATAATCTGTGACGCCGGGCAAATATGTGGCCATAACTATAAATATTTATAATGTGTATTATTATTACGTTTACCTGAAAGTTTACGTGAAAGACTACCTTTATGAACATCTAGTAATTCAGCAACTTCTGCTAAAGAACTATATACTTCTTGAGTCTTAACATTAATAACCTTCTTTCCTCGTTTTTCTCTATGCACTTTAGAAAAGTTAACCTTCTTTAACGATTCTCGCATAGCAATTCTTTGTCTTTCGGTAACTCCTAATTCTTGTCTCTTTTTAAGACATAATATACCAGGTTTTATACCTTTAAACTTATGGTCTCTACTTATCTTAAACTTAGTTTCTTCAGAGTGTTGAGAACAACCTTCAGGATTAGTTGGTTTAATATTATAACCATAGTATCGTTGATCAACCTTCAATACTCGAACCCAATAATCCTCACGTAAATGTAAAGAAGACACAGCGCATTTCTCTAAACATTTAAAGGTAAAAGCTTTAGAGCCATACTTATTCCAAGCTTTCTGTAAATAAGCATTTGCATGGATGCCTCTTCTAAGGTCATATAGATGACCGTTCATACGAGTTTTCATATTTGAAGCAAGACCTATATATCTTTTTTGAGATACTAAGTTTACTATTTGGTATATTCCAGATTCACCTGGTAAATAAGTTGCCATGTTACTTTATAAGTTTAATTCAAAAATAATATAAGTTTAACAAACCTCTTAGGTTTATTATTCATGCCCTGCCATGTTGCCCAAGTAGTTTCCATAGTATGCTGCTTCTGCACCATAGGGTGTATCATCTGGCATACCTGCTTCTTTAGAAGCTAACTTATAAGCCGTAGCATCATCAATACCAGCATTCTCTCTTTTAATTCGAGCAAAGCTATCTGTTATGGTCTTATTCTGACTTTGGGTAGCTTCTAGTTTTCTTCTACGACCTGCTTCTGCATCATAGTCTAAGAAGCCTCCTGACATAGGATCTACATTATACTGTGGATATAAAGAGTTAAGCGCCTGAGTCTGCGCTCTATTAGTAAGAGCGTCAATATAAGACTGGCGTTGGTTCTCGATAGCCTTGTTCTTAGAATTCTTATACTGCTGGTTAAGAATAGCATTCTTATCCCAAAGCTGTGTAGCTAATTGACTACGTTGTTGTGCAGCTTGATTCATTATCTGAGTATTAGCCATCTCAAATTGATTTGCTGTACCGACATTCTTCTGATTATATTGAGAAAGAATATTAGCAGCATTCTGAGCAGCCTGTCCTTGAATCTGAGAAGATCTAGCATTATATGCTTGAGGTCCTGCAAACATGGCAGCTCCTTGAGTAGCAATATTAGCTAGCTCAGCATTGGCTGCAAGTTCTCTTGTTGGATCAAAAAATGTAGGATCCGCTAGTTTAACTGCAGCTTGTCCTTGCCAAGGTGCTTCCTTACTAATACGAGCCCTATCACTAAAAGCTCCCCAGTTCTTGACTACGTCCTGTAACCAAAAGTCTGCATTTGGAGCACCCTGTGGTGGAACCTTTAATCCTTCAGGAGTATCTACTACTCCATCTGGAGTCCACTCAACTTCTTCTGTTGTAAGATCTTTATCAAGATCTATTGGAAGAACTGCTTGACCTGCCGTAGTATTTCCGAAGATCTCATCTACTGGAGATATAGCCTTACCGTCATATGTATGCATTCCATGTGAATCTTTAAGACCCACTGGAGTAATATTAAAGTTACCAAGTGTCTCAGTGAATTGCTCATCAAGACTAGCATCCTCTAGTCCGCGATACGCTGCTTGGAATACAGCTGTCATCTCACCTGAGAATAACTCATCTTCACTAAAACCAAGCTCTTTCATTCGCTTATAATACTCAGGACTATCGCGCTTCTCCCAAACCTTAAGATCTTTCTCAGATTTCATGATTGGATTGCCATCTACATCTTCCTTGATGCTTCCATCTTCATTGTGTTGATAGAGTGCACCAGAGTTGCTGATAGCATATACTTGTTTCTGACCCTGTAGGAAAGTATTGATTACTTGATCCTTCGGCATCTTAAGGAGGCGGTCTTTCTTCTCTTTAGAAAGATTACTGTCCTGGATATGCTTTTGGTAATTGATATAAATTGCATTCTGCAGATCTTCGTTACCAGTAATAGTATTCTGTAGGTGACCGTAAGCTGGTTGCAGTTCACCTAGTCTGCTATCCTCATAACCATAGTTCTTTTGTGTATAACCTGTAGTCCTATACCATTTACCATCCTCCTTAAGGATATAGTCACCTGGCTGAACCTGACTTTCGTCATATCCTTCAGTAGTCATGTCCCACTTAACAGCATCATCTGGAATGTTTTGATGCTTGGTGCTTTTATTCGAAGTAGAGGGAACTATTTCTCCGTTCACTTCTACAGGGTTGTCAGTAGGACTTGCTCTTTCTTTTTCTTGTGGAGACATGTTATCCCATTGTTCCCAAGTTATTCCTGGCATTGGTCCAATGGGATGTCTAAATCCACCACCTTTTTGATATGAAGGTATAGAACCACCGGTCTTCTTAATACGAACACGCGTCTTACCTGTAGAACCACCAGCTTTCATACCTTGTGCCATCTGAGGCATTTCCATAGGAGGTTGTTCTTGTTGTGGTGGTCCTTGCTGTCCCTCTTGTGGTTCTTGTTGAGGAACCAACTGCTCAGGAGTTAATCCTAGACGTTCCATATAAGGCATAGCAACACCGGGTATTCCATCTGGAAAACCTTTTCGTGATTCTTGTACCATAGCTAATGCACCTAACTTAAGATTGTTATTCTCAATCATCATCTCAGCCGTATCTCTCTGCATTCTACTTGAGTCAGGATCCATAAGTATTTTTAAATACTTATTATTCTGATACTGTTTCGCTATCTCAGCCGGAGTAAAAGAACGCTTACCTTTACGTGTTTTCTTTCCAAACTGTTCTAAGATCATATCGTCCTTAATCTTCATGGTCTTATCTCTGGAGAAGATAAATGAATCATTAGGTAAATTAAGAGGCGTACCGCCATCATAATGACGTTTGCCCCCAATATTAAAGTGCTGAGGTATACCAATCTTAGCAAGATCTGTAACAACACTCTCCCCTTTCTCAGCTTCTAATGTAGCTCCTTGTCGAGCTATTGGCTTGAGAGTTTTATTAACACTGGTCGCCTCTTGCATTCCACCAAGTGGGTCTGAAATAGGATATGATAAAGACTTATCACCCATACCGGGCATGCCTGTATGAGCAGATCCTCCGACTTGCATCGTATTTCCCTTTCTTACTATTCTTACTCTTGCCATAATATTATTCTATAAGTATTCTACTTCACCTCCTGCTTTAATTATTGCATCAATCTCAGGTTTAGATAAATCATATTCACCACCTTGCTTATACTGCATATTAGGAGTACCACCATATCTTCCTTGATTTAGATTAGAACCTCTATCTCCAAACATGTTATAACCTTTATTTTGAGCAACAACTTTCTCATCATCAATAAAGTTACCAAATGGGTCATAAGTACCTTCTCTAGCATTTTCACGCGATATCACTGGATTAAGCGCATCCGCTGTTTGCATATCTGAAAGTTGCCCACTTAATCCTGGATCGTAATTTAAAAGGTTAGCGCCCCAGTTGGTAGCAGCTATTCCAGCTCCGACTACTTCTTCAGGATTATACTGAAACTTTAGTTTTTCATCTACATCGGTTTTACTATTGGGATCTAAATATGGATTGCCATAGGCATTAGTTTCAACTAAATTGTTGCTACCTCCACCAATATACTGAGGGATGTTTCCACCAAGAGCATACATCAGCTTAGCATATTCCATATCAGCATAGGGCATACTACCATAAGGAATCGCTCCACCAAGTGGATATAATGCTCCACCGCTTCTGCGGAATTTAGGTACCCATTCATCCTGTAAGAATGTATTAGGATCATCATCTGACTGAGTATTATCATAATACAGTCTTAACATATTTGGAAAGTCTGCCTTTGCTTTTTGATGAGCTTCATCTTGAAGTCGACTCATCATCCATGAATTACCAGCGGCATCTTCAGCAGCATCAGAACCCCTAAGTCTTGCTGCAGATGATCCTTCAAATGCTCTGTATGCAGAGTTATTAAGCTTCAAATAGTAATCCATCAGCTTTCTCTGATTAGCATCTAAGTCCCTGTAACCTCCTTGAAAATCAGCAGGAATATCTGTAACCTTACCGCCTTCTTGCATAGGTAATTGTGATTGTTGTTTCCGCCATTCATCCATCTGTTCCATCGTCTGAGGTGAGTAACTCCTTTTTTATCGCTACGACGTCTATTCTTATCATTCGCTTGCTGAATATTAGTAGTGCGTCTATCGTTTTGTCTCCCAACTCTTCTTTCTTGTCTTGGACCTCGACCTTTACCTTGTCTCTCACGTTCCGCCTGACGTTCCTGCATGAAGTTTTCAATACGGGTTCCAAAGCCTGGTTTCTCAAATGGAGTAATAGGACTTTGTGCTCTGCTAAATCGACTATTTTCTTTACGCTCAATCTCATCAAGTCTATCTTGTTCTTTACGTGCAATATCAGAATCATACTCCTGAGTAAGCTCATTATGTAAACGAGTATATTCAGTTTCTTGTTCAGGACTAATATCACCATGTACCTTACGTGAATAAAGCTGTGGTGACATCCCTTCCATCTGTTGTTCAATATAAGCATCACGACCTTGACTAATCTCTTCTTCAGTAGGAGGTACATATGCAGTTGGATCTTGAATAGGTTGTCCATTCTGATCAACTGTCTCATTCGGATTAATAGGTAATCCGGTATTAGGATTTATACCACCCCAAGGACCATGTGAAAAGGTACTCTTCCTACGTCGCAATCCTTTACCGAATAAACGACCTCTCTCATCTAATGTATCTAGATAAGTATTATAAGGGTTATACAAAAGATTACCGAAACCTGAGTTTCCAGGTAACATTGCTAAACCTTGATTTGGGATATTATAATTCACATCACCTGTTCCTGTATTTGTATTTTCATAGTTACCACGGTTACCTGAAGTAGTAGTGTTGTTGTTAGCTCCTTCTGAAGTAGTAGTAGTAGTGGTATTAGTATTGGTTGCTGCAGGATCATATAAACCTTTAGGATTAACAACACTTGATTCGTTTGGATCAGGTAATGGATTGTCATCTTCAGGTTCAACTTTAAAACTACGGCCGGCAAAACGATCTTTATCTATATTATTTGCAGGTGATTTTTTATATAAATCAGCTGATTTATAATGTACTCCACTTTCATCAGTAATACCTTCACCGCTGTTATATTTATCTCGAAGCGCCTTACCATAAGTCCAAGGAGTACCATCTTCATTAAGATAATGCTCACTAAAATCATCTGGATTAGATGGGGGAAGTCCAAATATCTCTGAATTTTCTTTATCCGTCCAAGATTTTCTAGAATCCATAGAAATATTTCCATCCTTATCTCTAGGATACTGCTCAGGCGGATAATTGATTAATAAGTCTTCTTCTGATAGCTTCCACTTATTTGGCTGACCGTCAGTTTGATGTTGAGGTAAATAACCGCTATTCATAGAACCACCATGTCTAGCAAAATCAAAACCAGCCTCCCATGGTCGATCGTACTTGAACTTATAGCCCGTATCCTGATTCTTAATCTTAGTACGGATATATGGATTAGCATTTAACCCTAAGCTAGTTAATGCACCTAAAAGTTCACCACTAGCCTGATTACGATCATTACGCCAATCGGTTTGATTAGCGGCAAATGCTGCAAACTGATTAGCATTTGTATTACCTCCCATTTGCATAACTCCAGCAAAACCTTCAATAAGCGCGTCTTGTACTTCTTGATCTGTTTCAGAAGCAATATTAAGACCAACCTGACCTTGAATATATTGAGTGAAAGCATTCTTTCTATTTCCTAATATGTCATCAACATCTTGATTCATAGTCGCAGTTTTACCACCTAACGCTTTCTCACGAAGCTTAGCTTGCTTAGTGAAATAGTTTTGAACTCCTGTTGCAAATTGATCAACCATAGCTTCATTTTGCATAAGTCTTCCATCAGGCATCATATGAAATCCTTCTGGAACACCGCCTTCTTGCATATGTTTACCACCACAACGATAGTCCTCTAATCCAATTTGAGAACCTCTTTGAATAGGTGCTCCTCCCTGTCGCATAAAGCGGTTAAAATCTGTATAGGCCATATTTCCTCCGTATTTTTTCTTCCATGAACCTGCGGCAAACTTTTTAGCCTCAGCTTCTGTATCAAATTGTAAATAATTATTGTTGTCCATAGCGTATTGCCACGGATCATTAGGTGTCATTAAACTGTCTCCCTGTTGTACTAACGTAGGGTACGCATAATATTTTCCATCAGACTCACCATAAGTCATTAAATGAGATGATACTGAACCATCTTTATTATGTACTATTGGAGCATTAGGATCTTGCATCCTTTTTACAAAGTTAGGAATTCCTGTGGTTCCACCTGATTGCATAGATGCTTGTGCCCATTTACCTTCCTCGTTTTTATACCAAGCTCCAGGTTTTTGATTAATAACTTCAACAGGTTCTTTAGGTTCTTTCTTAACAGATTCTTTCTTAACAGATTCTTCTATAATAGGTTCTTCTATAATAGGTTTTGTAGTTTGTTCTTCAACAACAGCTTTATCCTTTTGATGTTCATCCCAAGCTTTTTGAGATTTATCTCCCCAGATACCATCTATCTTACCTTTATATAAACCAACCTCTTTAAGTTCTTGTTGCTTCTTAATAATATTTGCTTCGTCAGATCCTTCTAAGTATACTGGCTGTTTAGGTTTTGGAATATTTCTACCAGTATCGTACATATTAGTACCTCCTGGGTAATCTGACCAAACTCCAGGAGGAATGGTAAATTTCAAATTTTCTGGAGCGTAAGGATTCTTCTTCGCTACTCTACCTAGAGTATCTGGCAATGGGTATTTAGGATTATTCCAAAGAGCATCTAGATAAGCAGCGTGGCTACCAAATTTTTCTGGATTAGCATTAACAGAATGTAAAGCTCTAGGATAATTATGTCTGAACTGAATACTATCTGAGTAAGCTTTATATCTATAATCATTCGGGTCACTTACAAACACAGGAGCCGGTCCACCACCCTGACGTATGGGTAATTCAAATACCTGATTGCCTGGGAAGTTGTACTCACCACCAGGCATCATGTACTGCTGATTACCAAACTCGTCTATACCTATTACAGGATGTGGTACACCCTTCATGGTTATCTGACCAGA